ACCTTGAGCTAGTCGCAGAATTTTTCGGGGGGTTTACCTTCCTGGTGAACAGCCATGGCCGATCGAATCATTCGCGCAGAGTACGCGCGAAGGCGCGGCGTCACCCGCGCTGCGGTGACGAAAGCGGTCGACACGGGGCGAATCAGCATCGGTGACGACGGACTGCTGGACCCCGAGGTCGCGGACGCTGAGTGGGATGCGAACACAAATCCCGATCAGGCGCTGCGTAACAAGGGCGCGGGCGCAGCGCCCGCGATCGATCCCGCTGCGAAGCGCTGGCAGGACGCTCGGGCGCGTCGCGAGGAGCGCTTGGCGGATCTGGCCGAGCTCGACCTGCAGGAGCGCCGCGGTGAGCTGATCCACAAGGGCAGCGTGCGGAAGTCGCTGCGGGCGAAGGTCGTGCAGGTGCGTGAATCGCTCGATTCGATGGCCGATCGACTGGCGCCGCTGCTGGCTGCGGAAGCCGACATCGCGAAGGTCCGCGCGCTGATCCGCGGCGAACTGCGGCATGCGCTGAGCGAGTTGGCGCGGGGCGTGGACGAAGGGCACTGACGTGGACGATCTCGATTCCTACGACCGCGAGGCGCAGGCGTTCGTCGAGGATCTGTTTGCCGAGCACCTGGTGCTCCCGCCGATCCTGCCGGTCAATGAGTGGGCTGACCGTCATCGGATCCTGCTGAGTGGGTCATCGTCGGAGCCAGGCCCCTGGCGGACCGAGCGGACGCCGTACATGCGACAGATTCTGGAGGATCTGTCAGACGGCTCACCGCACGAAGAAATCGTGCTGATGTTCGGTACGCAGCTCTCTAAGTCGGAGAGCGGGAACAACTGGATCGGCTCGATCATCGATCAGACGCCGGCCTCGGTGTTGCTGATCGAGCCCACGGTGGATCTGGCGAAGCGGTACTCGAAGCAACGCATCGCGCCGATGATCCGATCGTGCGCGGTGCTGTCCGGCAAGGTGCGGGACGCGCGCTCGCGGGACAGCGGCAACACCACGTTGCTCAAAGAGTTCCCGGGCGGCGTGCTGGTGATCACCGGCGCGAACAGCGCGGCCGGACTGGCGTCGATGCCGATCCGCTATCTGTTCGCCGACGAGATCGACGACTACCCGCTGGACGTTGATGGCCAGGGCGAGCCGCTGTCCATCGCGATGAAGCGGCAGGACACCTTCGCGTCCCGCAAGCGGCTGGTCACCAGTTCGCCCAAGCGAGGGAAGGGGCATTCGCTGATCGAGGCCCGGTACGACATGGGTACCGGTTGCCGGTACCACGTTCCTTGTCCGGAATGTGGGCACTTCCAGGAGCTGCAGTGGGCTGAGGAAGAGGGCGACCCGGGATTGCGCGCTGTTGGCACGGACCCAGACAGTGCGACCGCCGTCTACATCTGCTGCGGCTGCGGGTGCGAGATCGCCGAGCATCACAAGACGGCGATGCTGGCGCGGGGGGTATGGGTTGCAGCGCGTCCCGGTGCCGCGATCCGCAGCTATCACCTATCGAGCCTGTATAGCCCCGTCGGCTGGCTCGCCTGGCGGCAGATCGTCAAGGAGTATCTCGAGGCCGTTCAGGCGTCTGCACGGGGCGATCCGGCTCTGCTCAAGACGTGGCGCAACACTCGGCTGGCGCAGACTTTCCGCGAAGAGGGTTCGCGGCTCGACAGCGACGTGCTCGCCGAACGCAAGGGCCAGCGGCCGCTGGGGATGGTCCCGATGCCGTGCCTGGTGCTGACAGGGAGTGTCGACGTCCAGCCGAATCGATTGGAGCTGAACGTGTGGGGTTGGGGACCTGGACTGGAATGCGCGATCGTGGATACGCACCAGATCTGGGGGGATACCGCACAGACCGAGCGGCTGCCGGGCGGCTTGCCGACGGTCTGGGAGAGGCTGGACGTCCTGCAGACGCATCGGTACCGACACGAGAGCGGCGCGACGCTGGCGATCGATGCCGTGGCAGTGGACACCGGATACAACGCGCACGAGGTGTACGCGTACTGCCGGGTCCGGCGCGTGGTGCGCTGCCAGGCGAACGGCCTGACCTGGCACCGCCGCACCTTCGCGGTGAAAGGGCAGGACAAGCCCGGTGGGCCGGTCAAGGGGAAGGCGTCCCCGCAAGACGTCAACCTCGCGGGGCGGATCATCAAGGGCGGCGTGCTGCTCTGGATGGTCGGCACGAATACCGCGAAAGACTGGTGGCACGCGCACCTGCGGATGCGTGATGCCGGCCCCGGGTTCGTGCATCTGGCGAACGACCTGCCAGATGATTGGTTTGAGCAGATGGCCAGCGAGGAGCGCGTGCGAGCCAAGACGGCGCGCGGCGAACGCTGGGTATGGCAGAAGATCACGGGCCGTCGAAACGAAGCGTGGGACTGCGCGGTGTACGCCCTCTTCGCCGCGCACTGCCTGGATCTGCACCGGTACACGGCGGAGATGTGGCAGCGGCTGCGCAGCCGCATCGCGCCGGCGGAACCGGACCTGCTGTCGCCGGTGAGCGAAGCGGTGGCGGCAGAGCCATCGCGGCCCGCCAGCGAAACCCGGCCGGCGCTTCATGTCGACGTCGCCGAGCCGGCGGCACAGGCGAGGCCGCCAGCAATGATCGACGATGCCCGTGCGGCGCCAGCGCCATCACCTCCGCCGTCGAGCGGTCGGCGGTTTCGTGTTCTCTGAAGGGACAACTGCGTGAGCGATCTGACCGTCACCGAGCTGCGCGAGCGGCTCGATCTGCTGCTGGCTGCGGAAAGGAAGATCCTCTCCGGGCAGTCCTATCAGATCGGCGATCGGCGCCTGCAGCGCGCCGACCACTCGTCGGTGGCGGCCGAGATCACGCAGATTCGGGGCGAGCTTCGGCGTCGCCAGGTGGGACGCGGCGGCCGGCTCTATCGCGGAGTGCCGCGTTGAGTCGCCGGGGGGCGATTCGCCCGAACTTCGTCGACCGGATGGTCGGATACATGAATCCGGCTGCAGGCCGACGACGCCTCGCGGAGCGGATCCGGTTCGATGCGATGGGCGGATACGAGGGCGCAAGCCAGACCTCGTCAGCTCTGAAGAGTTGGTTCACCTCTGCCAGCAGCCCGGATACTGACATCGGTCTTGGACTCAAGGAGATGCGGGCGCGCACTCGCGACCTGGCGCGGAACAATCCGTTGGCCGGAGGCGCGATTCACACGATCGCGACGCGCGTGGTCGGTTCGGGACTGTCGGTGCGACCGCAGCCGATGGCGCGCCTGCTGAACTGGACTGACGAGAAAGCGGCCGAGTGGTCGCAGCAGGTGATGGAGGAGTTCGGCCTGTTCGCGGACTCCACGCACTGCGACCTGGCGCGCAAGGAGACGTTCTACTCTCTGCAGGAGGTGGTATTTCGGGGCGCGCTGGATTCGGGCGATTCGTTCACGGTGCTGGCGGGGCGTGAAACCCCGGGCTGGCCCTATCGGCTGGCGCTGCAGGTCCTGGAGGCCGACCGGGTCGGGAACCCGGCCGGTCAGATGGATGCGGAAGGCCGCTTCGACGGTGTGGAGTTCGACCCGGCTACTGGCGAGGTTCGCCGGTATCACGTGTATGACCAGCATCCGGGCTCTTTGCATATCGGATCGAAGCCCCGGTACGCTGGGCAGTGGCGCGATGCGCGCACGGCAAGAGGCACCCCCGCGCTTCTGCACCACTACCGCCAGTTGCGGCCAGGGCAGACGCGCGGCATTCCGCACCTGGCGCCCGTGATCAAGCTGATCAAGCAGGCGGGGCGCTACACGGATGCGGAAGTCGCTGCAGCGGTCCTGAGTGCGTTTCACGCGATCTTCATTGAGTCGCCATTCCCCGAGGGGTACATCCCCGAGCCAGGGTCGCTGGGCGAAAAGCGCGGTGCGTCCTATGACTCGTTCAAGGATGCGCTCTTCGAGGAGGGTGGCGTCATTGCGCTCGAGCCTGGCGACGTGGTCAAGGACCACCAGCCGGGCCGCCCGAACACGGCGTTCGATCCGTTCATGCTGGCGCTCGTGCGACAGATTGGAGTCGCGCTCGAGTTGCCCTTCGAGGTGTTGGTCAAGCATTTCACGGCGAGCTATTCGGCGGCGCGGGCTGCGCTTCTGGACGCCTGGGTGTTCTTCAAGGGGCGGCGTGTGTGGCTCGCAAGAACGTTCTGCCAGCCGGTGTATGAGGCGTGGCTCGAAGAGGCGGTGGCCTCGGGCCTCATCTCCGCGCCGGGCATCTTTCGAGACCAGCGGCTGCGGGCTGCCTACTGCGCAGCGGTGTGGACGGGTGATTCGGCTGGGACGCTGAATCCAAGAGATGAGGTCGGCGCGATGGTCGACGCGATCGATGCAAACCTCATCACGCGCGAGCGAGCGGAAATGGAGCTGTTCGGCTCCGACTTCAGTTCGACGCTGCCGCAGAAGATCCGTGAGCGCGTGCAACTGAAGAGGGGTGGCTTGCTCGGCGCCGACCCGGCGCGCGCCGTTGCACCCGGAGCACCACAGGCGCCGAAGGGCGGCGGAGGGCCCGCACAGGATCCGGATCGGCCCGACAAAGCGGACGAGCCTGAGAAGGCCGACGAAACGGAGGAGGCGGCATGAGCGTGCTCGACATCGTCACCTCCCCGTGGGTCATCACGCCGGAGAAGCTGCTGGAGATCCGGCAGATCTACGAGACGCGACTACGCGGGGAGTCGATCGATATCGCGGCTGCCGAGGCGCGGCTCGGCCGGCCGATGCAGGGCGGGTCAGCCCGACGTGACTATGTCGTAGAAGACGGCGTGGCGATCATCAGCGTGGAAGGCGTGATCGCACCAAAGGCGAATCTCTTCATGCAGATCTCGGGCGGCGCATCTGCCCAGGTACTGCAGCGGCAGCTCTCGACGGCCGCCAACGATCCGATCGTCCGTGCCATCTTGCTGGACATCGACAGTCCCGGCGGCTCGGCGTTCGGCGTGCCGGAGGTCGGCGCGCTGGTGCGCGAGATCCGCGACGTCATGCCTATCGCCGCCTGGACCGCTGGCCAGATGACCTCGGGCGCGTATTGGATTGGCGCTGCCGCCGACAGCGTGTGGATCTCCTCGGGTGTTGCCGTGCTGGGGTCGATCGGAGTCGTCGCTACGCACGTCGACGTATCGGGCCGTGAGCGCAGCCAAGGTGTGAAGACCACCGAGATCACGGCCGGCCGGTACAAGCGGATCTCTTCGCAGTACGGCCCGCTGACGGACGAGGGTCGAGCTGATCTGCAGGCACAGGTCGACGCGATCTACGAGGTGTTCGTGGAGACGATAGCCCGCAATCGCGGCGTCGACGTCGACACGGTGCTTGATCGCATGGCCGATGGCCGGGTGTTCGTCGGTCGTCACGCCGTCGAGTCCGGCTTGGCTGATGGCGCGATGTCCCGCGCCGAGATCCTCAATCGGTTGGCGAGTGGTGAGCGCTTGGCCGCCAAGCCGGTCCCTGCAATTCGGGTCGGTGACCCGTCAATCACAACGGAGCAATCAATGACGACTGCAAACACGCCGCCGGTATCCGCGCCGGTTCCCGCCATCGCTGCGGTCCTGACCGTCGAGACGGTGAAGCAAAGCGCACCGACCGTCGCTCAGGCGCTGATCGACGAAGGGCGGACCGCCGGCGCGAGCGCCGAACGCGATCGGATCCTTGCGATCGATGCTGCCGCCATGCCCGGCTACGAGGCGATCGTGGCCGAAGCGAAGAAGGACGGCACGTCCACCGCCGGTGACGTGGCCCTGCGGATCCATGGGGAGATGCGGCGCGAAGGGGCCGATCGCCTGCAGCAGATCCGCGAGCAAGCGCCTCAGCCGGCGCCGGCCGCCGCAGCACCGGTGGAATCGGCCGCCAAGGGCGGGGCCGCGCAGGGCGAGCCGAATGCGCACGAGATCGCCAGGCGCGCGCAGGTGCACCAGACCGAGCAGCGCGCACAGGGCCGAAACATCTCGACGGCCGAGGCGGTTCGCGAGGTGATGGCTCAGCCCGCCGCCTGACCCGTACTCGACTCATCCTCTACACGGAGCACAGCTCATGAAAACCCCCTACGTGATGGCGTTCACGGCCGAGGCCGCTATCGGCAAATATCGCATCGTCAAGAAAGGTGCGAACAACGGCGGCGTGCTGGTGGCGACGGCCGCCACCGAGGTGCTGATGGGCGTCACGACCGACGTCGACACCGACAGCGGCGATATCTGCGATGTCGTGATGCTGGGGCCGGCGCAGGTCATCGCTGGTGGATCGATCGCACAAGGTGCGCGACTCACGGCCACCGCCGACGGCGCTGCGGTCGCCGCCGCCCCGGCGGGGGGCGCGAACGCGGCCATCGTCGGCATCGCCCAAGAGGAAGCGTCGTCCGGCGACATCTTCCGGATGCTGGTCTCCCCGGCGGTGATGCAGGGCTGATCAGGCCACCGTCCCCGCTCCCTCGAACACGCAACTTCCCTCATTGAGGATTGACGATGGCAACGAAAGCCCCCTTCGTCGTGCAGCCGCAGCTCACGGCAATCACCCTCGCGTATCGGAACCGCCGGCTGATCGCCGACCTGGTCCTGCCGCGGTATCCAGTCGCGGCAAAGACCTTCAAGTACACGCTGCTGACGAAGGAAGACGGATTCACGATTCCGGATACTCGCGTCGGCCGCAAGTCACAGGTCAACGAGATCGACTGGACGTCGGCCGAGCAGTCGGCGAGCTGTGCCGACTATGGTCTGGAGGACCCGATCCCGTCCGAGGACATCGATGCGGCGGAGACCGCGCCGACCGTCGCCGGCGTGCGTCCGGTCAACCCGATGGAGCGCAGTACCGAGCTGCTGACGGATCTGATCGCCCTGGACCGCGAGCGGCGCGTGGCGACCCTGCTGTTCGCGGCTGCGAACTATCCCTCCGGAAACAAGGCCACCCTGTCGGGCACCAGTCAGTGGTCGGACTACACGAACAGCGACCCGATCGGCGTGATCCTCAGCGCGTTCGACGCGATGCTGGTGCGCCCGAACAAGATGGTGCTGGGGCGTCCGACCTGGACGAAGCTGCGTCAGCACCCGAAGATCACCGCGGCCGCCTTCCCGGGGGGCGGCAATGCCGCCACGGCGCCCACGGTGGTCGCCCTGCAGGCGGTGGCCGAGCTCCTCGAGCTGGAGGAGATTCAGATCGGCGAAGCCTGGATCAACACGGCCAAGAAGGGTCAGACGCCGACGATCGCGCGTTGCTGGGGCAAGCACGCGCTGGCCTACTACCAGGCGCCCGTGCCGGTCGGGCCCCAAGGCGGGCTGACTTTCGGCCTGACGGCTGAGTGGAACACCCGTGTGTCCGGCACGATCGATAACGATCCGGACATCGGGCTGCGCGGTGGCACTCGCGTGCGGGTCGGCGAAACCGTCAAGGAGCTGATCCTGGCGGCGGATACCGCGTACTTCTGGGAAAACGCGGTTTCCTGAGAGACCCCACCCGCGCCGCCCTGCGCTCTGACGTAGGGTGCCCGGCGATTTCACCCCAGCAACTACCAGAGGAACCAGCATCCATGGACAGTCAGAAGCTCGATTACCGTGTCGTGTCCCCGGTCGAACACGACGGGGAGCGGTTCGAAGAGGGCATGCAGATCGCCCTCGATCCGAAACACGCTGAACCGTTGCTGGCGGTACGGGCGATCGCAGTGATCGGCGTTAGCGAGTCGGAGGGCGAGAAAGAGTCGGAGGGCGAGAAAGAGTCGCAGCGCGACGGCGGCGACGAGTAGGTCGCAGGTACGATCAGTTCCATGTCGGGCGCGGAATTTCTGGACACGACGCCGTTCTTCGACGACGACGAGTTCGCTATGGCCGCCACGCTGCATCGCGATGGCGTGGGTCCCGCCATCCCGGCAACGGTCATCTTCAATCAGCCAGGCCGAGATCTGATCGCCGACGTGACCTCGACGGAGTTCGAGATCCTGTATCAGCGATCGGAATGGCCGGTCGTTGAGCCGCCGCGCGATGAGATCGAGATCCAGGGCACTGGCCGATTCAGGGTCATTCGCGTCCACTCGATCGACGATGGCGCGATCGCGCGCGCCTGGCTCAGTCAGCTCCCCACAACCCTCTGAGGTGTTTCACATGAAACGTATCCGCTCCTTCGGAGCGGCGATTGCGCTCGTTTTCGCATCGCTGCTGGCCGGCCTGCTACAGGCCGTCACTCCGGTCCTCACTGCCGCCGTTCCTGCTGCGGCTCTGGTCGGCCTGTCGGCGTATGCGCCCGTGGCGCTCGCTCAGGACCTGTCCGACTACAGCGAGAACAAGCTGATCGACCACCTGTGGCGCGGCACCGCGTTCACGAATCCGTCGACGATTTACTTCGGTCTGTCGACGACGGCGTGCAGCGACTCGAGCTTCGGCACCGAGGTCTCGGGTGGCAGCTATACCCGGGTCGGCGTCACACCGAACAGTGCAAACTTCGCGAACACCCAGGCCAGCGGCAGCGGCGCATCGACCGGCACCGGTGGTCAGACCAGCAATCTGACGGCGATCACGTTCCCGGCGCCAACGGCGAACTGGACACCGACCAACCAGATCGGGTGGTTCTTCTGGGCCGATGCTTCGACGTCCGGGAATCTCCTCGGCTGCCGGGCGCTGACGACGCCGAAGAGCGTGAACAATGGCGATGCCGCCCCAGCCTTTGCGACGGGCGCTTTCACCTTCACGCTGCAGTGACCATGCGTACGATCATTCTTGCGATCGCGGCGCTGCTGCTGGCTGCGTGCGCGTCAAACCCGCTACCAGCCGCCTCGGCAGGCGGCGGTGCCATTGCCGTGGCCACCCTCGCACCGCTCGGCTCATTCGAATATGAGGTCGCGGCGCAGTACACACGGGCCGAGGTCATCGCGCAGCAAGCCGCCCGTGCGGTGCGCGCCGGCTGGCTGGACACAGCGACGGCCGGCCAGATCCTGCGTCACCTCACTGCGGCGCGCGCAGACCTGGCCGCTGCGGTGTCGCTCGAGGCCAGCTCCGGCGATCGCGAGGCGGCCCGACGACGCGCGCAGCCTGCCGTGCAATCGATCAACCAGGCGGCGCTGCTGCTGAGGGGGCAACGATGAATGTGGTGCAAGCGAAGGCGCTGATCGCAGCGCTGCAGACGGCAGTGGCCGGCGCCGAGGCCGCGAGCCAGGACGAGATCCCGCCGGGCGCGCTCGCGGCGGTCCTGGATGCGCGGCTCGCGGCGGCGCTCGCCGATCTTCAAGCGGCCGTCGCCGACAGGGGGTGACCCGCGATGTGGGCTGCGATCGTTGCGTTCATCACTCGCCTCTTCGGGGATGGCTCAATGGAGCCTGAAGTGCCGAAACCTGCTGCACCGTCCGACCTGACCGTCAAACTGTTGCCGGGCAGCCGGCTGCAGGCGACGTGGAAGGACAACTCGAGCAACGAGACAGGCTTCAAGCTGCGCGCGCGGGTAGGGGGCGCCGAACAGACGCTGTCGCTGCCCGCGGGTCAGACGAGCTTCACGACATCAGAACTGCCGCTCGGCCTCTACACGCTCGACGTGTGCGCGACGAACGCCTCAGGCGACTCGGCGTATACCCGGCCGGTGACCGTGCAGGTGGTGAGCGATCCGCCAGCGCCGAGCCCGGCGCCGCCCGCGCCCCAGCCGACGCCGGCGCCCACGCCTCCCGCTCCGTCTCCGCCGCTGCCTGCGCCAACGCCGATCCCCGTCCCGGCAACCGGTGAGTGGACGGTCGAAGCCAACGGCCGAATCTATCGTCAAGCCGGTGCGCTGGACCAGGGCGGGGTGCAGACCTTCGGCGCTCACCAGCGCAGCCAGGTCGTTGCGTTCGCCGACAGCGGCCTGCGCGTGATCTTCCGCCCCGAGGTGGACGGTTCGCGGATGGAGATCGTTTTCGAGTACGGTCGGATATTCAGCGCAGATGTGGCCACGATCGCCTACAGCTACATCATCAAGCGTGGCGACACCGAAGTCGCGCGCGGGTCGGTGACGCATCATCTGCATGCGCGCTGGCGCTGGCAGTCGGCGTCCAGATCGATCGGCGACATCAATCGTGCGGGGATCTTTCTGCCGGTCTTCCGACCGCTGGGTCAGGATCTTCCGGCGCAGAGCTATCAGCCGATGGACTTGGCTGGCTTCGTGCCGGATATGGGTACCACCGGAGAGCGTCCGGATATCGGCCTGGTCACCGAGTGGTGCGCGCAGTACATGGCCCGGGGCAACAACCTGCAGACGATTCGGGCGCAGGCGGAGGCGTCGGGTTCGATGCCCTGGCACTTCCGGGATGAGCGCACGGGTCGAGCCATCGATCTTGCGCAGTACCCGAATGCCTCGGTGGACAGCCGAGGCAATCCGAGCCCGCTGATCAAGACGGCGCTGGTCAACGTGCGCCTGGAGGAGGCGCACATGCCCGAGTTCCTGCTCGTGCCATACCTCCTGACCGGCGATCCCTACTACCTCGAGGCGCTGCAGTTCCAGGCGCTGTGGATGTACCTGAGCCATCCGGCTGACGCGTATCGGGACTACCTGAACCAGTCGCGGGCGGCCGCCTGGACGCTCAGGACTACCGGGCTGGCCTTGCTCTTGACGCCGGTGGCGTCGGGCTGGCTGATGCCCAAAGCCGTGCTGCAGGCTCGCCTCGACGCCAAGCGGGTGCGGCTGGAGAAGGATCGCGCTCTGTATCCCGGCGAGCTCGCCGCGCCGGTGCCGTGGACGGAGGGATCGGTGACAGTCACCGCGCCATGGATGGATGATTTCCTGACCGCGGTGCTCTGCTGGCTGGTGCTGATGGGGCGCTCGGAGTTCATCTCGCTGGCTCAATGGCGGTGGGAGTCGACCCGCAAGCGTGGCATGGGCCAGGGCATTCCGCGCGCATATGCCACGGCCTATCGCTACGTCGTCAGGCCGACGCTGGCGGAGTCGTTTGCGGCGAGCGGATCGGTCTTTGGCCTGACGGCGACGGGCGACGACTACGCCTTCGGCGACTGGGCGTATCTGTCGTATCTGGGCGGTGCCGCCGTGCTGGCCGACAAGCTCGGGTATCCCGACGCGGCGGCCGTGGCAGCGTGGGTGGACGAGCAGTTCCTGAAGGCCGGGCAGCCGCGCACGTTCAAGTGGTCCCTCGCCTGAGACGACGTGACAACTTACTCAGACGCGTTCACCGACGCCAACGGCACGACGCTCGCGTCGCATGTGTCGGACCAGGGTGACGCGTGGGTCAAGCACGCCGCGTCGGGCTCCGGCGCGGCGCAGATTCAGTCGAACCGCGTGCAGACCGCCACGGGTTCGATATCGATCTACTACCTGAATCGCACGCCGGCCATTGCCGACTATGACGTCGAGTGTCAGGTCGTGCACAACGGGACGATGGCCGACACCGGTGGCGTGGTGGGCCGGATGCACCCGACGAACCTGGACTTCTACATTGTGATCTGGGTCCACGCGGCCGGTCAGTGGCAGCTCTACAAGTACGTCGGTGGATCGCCTTCGCTCCTCGGGTCCTACGGCGGTGACAGCCCGGTCAGTACGGCGCGCACGCTGCGGTTGTCGATGATCGGGGCTGCGATCAAGGTCTACATCGACGGCGGGCAGCGGATCAGCGTCTCGGACAGTGCCATCACCGCCGCGAATCGCGGTGGCATCGTGGTGTCGGCTACATCCGGGCATCAGAACGACGCGTTCCAATTGATCGAGGCCGTCAGCGGGGCGGCCGAGCTGGCATCTGCGGCGATCGCGCAGGCGCAGGCCTCGGCTGCGATCGCCACGGCGATTCGAGTGGCGACTGCGTCAGTGGGTACGGCGACGGGCGGGGGTTCGATCACAACGGCGATCCGCCAGGCGGCCAGCGCCAGCGCCACCGCGGCTGCTACCGGGCAGATGACGGTCACCATCAGCCTGCAGGTCCCGGCGCTTGCACAGGCGCTTGCGGCGGCGGGCCTCACTGCGGCCGTGCTGGCAGCCGGTGCGGCCGCGGGCTCCGGCGCGGCGACGGGTGATCTCAGTGCGACACCGAGCGGCCTGGAGGGTGCAGCATCGGGGCGGGCCTTCGCGGTGAACGGTTTGGCGACGAGTTTCCAGTTGAGCGGGCAGGCCATGGGCCAGGCAGTGGTGCTGGCGGCGATTGCGGCGGCGATCCAGGCGACGGGAAGCGCCATCGCGCAGGCCCTCGCATCGGGCGACCTGGCGACCGCCACGCGACTCGCATCCGCTGTCCAGGCCGACGCTGCGGCGTCGGGAGATCTCGCGACGCAAACACGGTTTAGCGCGGCGTCCGCCGCGCTGGCGCTGGCTGACGGCGATCTATCGGCGGCGATTTGGTTCGCCGTCGCGGCGCTGGGGGAGGGGGCGTCGACGGGCGATCTGTCGACTACGCCGGCGGGCATGGCAGGTGCAGCAATCGGCCGGGCGCAGGGCGGCGGCACGCTGCTTACAGCCGTTCCGGTGGTGGGTCCGGCGACGGCCTTTGTGACGGCCGCTGGCGACCCCACGACGGGCATCCACGCGGCCGGTGAGGGTCAGGGATCCGCCGCTGCCGCAGGCGTACTGGTAACGGGCGTGCCGGTCGAGGCAATTGCGGTGGCCGTTTCGCAGTCCACCGGCGCGCTGCTGGTGGCCCTGCAGATGACCGCGGAGGCGATGGCCACGGCGCTGGCGGGCGGCAGCCTGAGCGCGCAAGTTCAGGTGGACGTGGCCGCTGTGGCGCGCGCCATGGTCAGCGCCGTCCTCACGAGTGGCATCAGTGCTGCGCGCGCGCCGCTCGAGCGAACGATGGCGGTCGCCGAGCAGCAACGACGGCTCGTGATCCCGCGGCAGTCTCGGCGATTGGTGGTCCAGTGAAAAGCGGCGGCGAGCGATTCGAGCGGCTCGGAGATGGCCTGATGCACATTGCGTGCGCCGCGGGTGACGTGCTGGACTATTCGATCGACTGGACGAACGTGCTTATCGATGACACCGACTCGCTCGTCGCCAGCGTTTGGACGATGCCCGACGGGCTGATGGCGGGCGCGGCCGGGGTCGACGGTGCGTTCTCTACGCAGTGGATCGAGGCGTCCGCGGTCGGGATATTCACCGTGCGCTGCCGGATATCGACGTCATATGGCAGACAGCAAAGTCGCTCGTTCGTGCTGCATGTGGTGGAGGCGATGTCGTGAAGCGGACGATTGCACTGCAGGCTGCGCGTCGCATGCGCGAGATGCTGCGTGACGCAGACATATTCGATGGCCGCTGCTACATCGGCCGCGGTTGGTCCCTCAGCGAGGGTGTGTTGCCGGCGGCCGACGTGTCTCCGCTCGAGGCCGACGTCTCGCCCATGGGCGGCACGGGCGTCGAGAAGCACGACCTGACCGTGGCGCTCGATGTCTACGCCCGCGAGGGCGTCGACGTCTCCGCGCTCGAGGTCGCCGATCCGTACCTGGTGCGGGCCGATGCGGTGATGCTCGAGGACAGCACGCTGGGCGACCTGGTGGCTCGCATCGTCCCGGCAGGCCTGCGCTGGGACACCCAGACCGGCAACGGCGGGATCGCGCAGGTCCGGCGCCTCTACCGCGTCATCTACGCATCGCGCGTGGGTGACCTGAGTACTCCTCCCCAGTAACCCCAGAGAGAAGGTCTCCCATGAACGAGTTGAAGCAGTACCGCGTCCTGCCGGGCGTGGTACTGAAGGTCCTGGAGAACGGCCAGGAGCGCGCCGCCACCGAGGGCGACATCGTCAGTTTGCCGGACGACGTCGTCAGCGTGCATACCGGTCGGATCGAGCTGGTCAGGCCCGAGCGGCGGCAACCCGAGCCGCTGCCCGCCGACGATTCGTCGGTGGCCTGATCTCCCTTCGCAACCCTTTCCTCAGAGAGAACACAAGTGGCGCAATACGCATTCGGCAACGGCACCTTGTGGCTGGCCGCCACGCAGGACGCCCTCGGGGCAGCCATCGCCACCCCCACGCCCGTCAAGGTCGGCGAGGTGCAGAACGTTTCGATGGAGCTGGCCCGCGACATCAAGGAGCTCTATGGCGAGAAGTCGTCCCCGGTGATGATCGGTGGCGGCAAGATGAAGTATGCCTTCAAGCTGGGTTTCGCCCGGATCCTCGGCCGGATCTTCAACGACTGCTTTTTCGGCGGGGCGTTGGTGGCGGGCGTGCTGAACACGGTGGCCCAGAATGTGCCAGGCACCGTGCCCGCATCGTCGCCTTATGAGATCACGCCCACAGTCCCTGGCTCTGGCACGTGGAGCAAGGACCTGGGCGTGATCGATGCGGCCACCGGCTATCCGCTCACGCGCGTGGCGAGCGCGCCGGCGGCCGGGCAGTACAGCGTCGCAGCGGGCGTGTACACGTTTGCCGCCGCCGACAGCGGGAAGCCGATGGTGATCAACTACGGCTACACGGTGACCTCGACTCAGGCCAAGGCGCTCACCATCACGAACAACGTCATGGGCACGCTACCGCAGTTCGGGCTGGATCTGGCGATGCCGTTCAACGGCAAGCAGGAAATCTGGCGATTTCCGAACTGCGTGTCGAGCAAGCTGGGAATGTCACCGAAGCAAGACGACTTCCAGACGTTCGATATGGACGTCTCGGCGTTCGCCGACCCGGTGACCGACATCATCGGCTACATGTTCGTGAGCGAGTGATGGCCGGCGGCAGTGTGCCCCGGTTCAAGGGGCTGGAGTTCGACTTCGGGGGCCAGCGCCTGGTCATCCCGCCGCTCACGCTCGGTGCGCTGGAGTCGATGCAGGAACGCCTGCAGCGGCTCGAGGGTGTCTCCAGCATCGAGCCGGAAGCCATCCGCACGGTGGTCGATGCGGCCACGCTGGCTCTGGTGCGGAACTACCCGAAGATGACCCGGGCCGAGGTGGCGGACCTGATCGATCTGGCGAACATGCAGGAAGTCATGGCCGCGGTGATGGACGTCTCCGGGATGCTCCGCAAGCAGCGTGAGGCAGCCGGGGGAAACGACGGGGCGGCAGCAGCCGCCAGCCCTTCACCTTCACTCGGCTGATTGCATACGTCTGCAACAGCACCGGGTGGCCGCCTGAACGCGTCCGCACCGAGGTGGACTTGCCCTTCCTCGAGGTGCTGCGCGAGGAGTGGCGCGAACACCCGCCGGCGCACTGGCTGATCGCCGGCTACGTGCGCTACGAGCCGACCGTGCGCATGGGCGAGGGCTCCGACGCCGAGATGGCTCTGCGCGGCTCGATGCCCATGGTCGAGAACGCCCCCCAGGTCGATACCACGCTGTGGGATCAATACATCGATGACCGACAAGAAGGTTGAATACGAGGTCTCCGCGAACAACGCGGGCTTCGTCAATGCGATGCGCGGGCTGGCGCAGAGCGCCTCGTCTGCCGACAGCCAGGTGCGCGCGTCCTTCTCGGGCATCGGCTCGGCCGTCACGGCGGTTCATGGGCGCCTGCTGGCATTGGCGGCTGTCGTCGGCGGCGGGTCGGTCTTCTCGAAGCTGATCGAGGGATCGAACAAGCTCACCGGCGAGGTCGCCGGCCTTGCCCGGACGATGAACCTGTCGGTCGGGGAGGCCAGTGCGCTCAACACGGCGCTGGGCGACATCGGCGCCGACGCGGGCACCTACACCGACGCATTCCAAAAGTTCGCCGGGCAGCTCCGGAACAACGAAGTTGGTCTCCAGTCCATGGGTCTGAAAACGCGGGATGCCAATGGGCACCTGCGGGACACGAACACGATGTACCGCGAGGCGGTGGGCCTGGTGGGTCAGTACGCCCCAGGCCTGGATCGCACCACCGCGGCGATGAATCTCTTCGGGAAATCGGTCGACGACGTGATGAAGCTGCAGCGCCTGACGAACGAGGTGCTGGAGGAAGCCAAGCGCAAGAACGAGGAGCTCGGCCTCACGATCACGCAAGAGAACGTCGCGGCGACGAAAGCCTATAAGGCCGCGATGAACGACGTCGGCGATGTGCTGACGGCGGTCGGCAAAGTGCTGGGCGATGCGGTGATGCCGATCTTCACCGAGGCCGCACAGGATCTGGCGGCCATGGGGCCGAAGATCGTCGATGCGGTCCGGATTGCAGCGGTCTCGGTCGTGGCGGTCCTGCGGACCATGGCGCTGGGCTTTCAGTCGCTCGGAATCGTTGCGCGGGAAGTGTACAAGGCGATCGTCGACGGCGCCGGGCTGATCGGCGAGGTATTCGCCAGGCTATTCCGCGGCGACTTCTCGGGTGCCTGGGATGCGTCCAAGGCGCTGGGGCAGCGGCTGGGCGAGGGCTTCAAGACGGGGTTCGACGACATCGTCGCAGCCACGGCGACGACGAATGCCAAGCTCGCGGCCGACCTCGAGCGCATCGGCAGCAAGGGCACGCCGGTGGAGGAGCCCAAGCCGACCGGCGGTGGCAAGCACATGGGCACGCTGAAAGCCGGCGAGGCCCCGAAATCCCGGATGCAGGCCTGGGAGACGGAGCTTGCCGCGGCGAAGGTGGCCTTCCAGGAGCAGGCGAACGCGCAGGGGTCCTTCCAGCAGTACAGCAAGGCGCAGGAGGAGCGGTACTGGCAGGACAAGCTGCGGCTCACCGAGAAGGGCTCGTCCGACAATCTCTCGATCCGCAAGCGCATCGCCGATCTCGAGCTCGAGCAGAACAAGCAGCGCTTCGCCGCCGTGCTGGAGAGCCTGCGCGCCGAGGCGGAGCAGTACAAGGCCAATCACGATGCGCGGGTCGAGGTCCTGACCCGCGAGGCCGCGCTGGTCAAGCAGCGGTTCGGCGAGGAGTCCCGCGAGTTCGAGGAGGTCCAGAAGCGCATCCTCCAGGCGCAGCGCGACGGCGAGGCCCAGCGCGAACGGATCATTCAGATCGGCCGCGATCGCCGCCGCGAGGCGCAGCTCGCCGAAGTGGAGATCGAGCGCACGCAGCTCGACCTGGCCCGCGATCTGCGACAGGTCGACCAGCAGGCGTACTTCCAGGAGCTACAGCGCTTCGAGTCCCGGCGCTTCGAGCTGCAGATGGCCGGGCTCGAGGAGCGGATGCAGGTAGCCGAGGAGGCCGCTGATCGCGACCTGGAGGCGATCGCGCGGCTGATGGCCGAGCGCGAGCAGCTCGAGCGTGAGCACCAGGGGCGGCTGGCCCAGATCCAGGCGGATGCGGTACGCGAGGCCGCGGGCCCGTACCAGCAGACGCAATCGGCGATCGTGTCGGGGTGGGCGCGCGCGATGAGTCAGCTCGCCAGCGGCACGATGACGGTGCGGGACTTCGCGAAGCAAATGTTCATCGCCACCGGTCAGGCGATCATCAACACGTTGTCGCAGATCGCCGCGCAGCGGCTGATGGATGCGGCCGTCAGCGCGATCCTGGGCAAGAAGACCACCGCCGGCGAGATCACCCGTGCCGCGGGCGCCGCCGGCGCCAATGCGGTCGCCTCGGCCGCCGCGATCCCGCTCTATGGCTGGAGCATCGCTCCGGCCGCCGGCGCCAGCGCGTTCACGGCCGCAATGTCGTTCATGCCGGCTGCGAGCGCGATGGACGGCTACGACGTGCCGGCCGGGGTCAGCCCTATCACGCAGTTGCACCCGCGCGAGATGGTGCTGCCGGAGCGCCAGGCCGACGTGATCCGTGAGGCGGCTGACCACGGCGGCTTTGGGGGGCCGATCAGCATCACGGTCCAGGCGCATGACGCGACTGGCTTCGAGCGGCTGCTCACGACGCATGCGGATCACCTGGTGGATGCGGTCGTGCGCGCACTGCGCGATGGCAAGCGGCCGCGATGAGCGACGCGTTCTTCCCGGCGAATCTGCCGGGCCGGCTCTTCCTCAAGAAGAAGGCGATCTGGGCACCGATCGATTTTCAGGTGTCGGCCTCGCAACGGGAGGCGGGTGTCGGCTACGAGACGGTCCCGCGCTGGATGTGGACGATTCCGTACGAATTCCTGCGCGAGCGGGCGAGTCACACCGAGCTGCAGGTGCTCTTCGGATTCTTCAATGCCCACTTCGGCCAGCTCGAGCCATTCCTCTTCACTGATCCGGACGAAAGCTCGGTCAGCAATCTGCAGATCGGCGTGGGGAACGGCGTTCAGACGCTGTTTCCGCTGGCCCGCACCTTCGGCGCGTTCGCGGAGCCAGTCGGCTACGGCGCGCCGTCGGCGGTCTCGGTCAACGGCATCGTGACCGAGGCGTACACGCTGCTCGAGCACCGCATCCTGCAGTTCAGCTCGGCGCCGGCGGCCGGCCATGCGATTCGCTGGACCGGCACCTATGCCTATCGGTGCCGGTTCGCCGACCCGGACATGGAGATGGAGAAGTTCCTGTCGATGATGTGGAAGAACAGCGGCATCAAGATCGTGAGTCTCAAACCATGAGGGCGGTATCGGTCGATCTGCAGAATCACATCGCGTCAGCGCAGTCGGTCGCGGTCGTGGACCTGTACGAGTTCCACTTGCTCAGCGGCACGACGATTCGCTGGTCAGGCGGTGATGTCGCTGTGACCACCGGTGGCAATACGTTCGCACTCGGCCCGATCATCACGCGCGGCAAGCTGAAGCTCAAGATGGGTCTGCAGACGGACGAGTTGCAGATCACGCTCACCGAGCGGCCGCGGCTGGACACGGTGGGTGGCGTGAGCCTGTATCAGGCGATCCAGCGTGGAGATCTGAGCGGTGCAGCCTTCAGACTCTCACGGGCCTACAGCGCCACGCCGGGCAGCGTCATCCTCGATGTCGTGCCGCGCTTCACCGGCCGCATCAACGGCATCCTGGCGGTCGATGCCGGTGGCGCGCAGATTACTGCACAGTCGGTCCTGTACCTGCTGGACAAGCCGTTCCCGGGGAACACCTACCAGCCGCAGTGCGGCAACACTTTGTCGGATTCGATGTGCCAGGTGTCGGCATCATCGATCCGCGTGACGGGCACGATCACCTCGGTCACCTCGCAGTCGGTGCTGCAGACCTCGCTGTCTGGCTTGACCGCAGACGCCTACCGGCTGGGACGGTTCCGCTTCACCAGCGGCGACAACAGCGGCATCCAGCGGGCGGTGAAGAACAACACCGTCGGTGGGCTGTTCTCGTTCGCCACGCCGTGGCCGGCGCCGGTTGTTGCAGGCAATGCGTTCGAAGCGTTCCTCGGGTGCGACAAGAAGCTGGCCACTTGCACGTCGAAGTTCAGCAACGCGCTTCGGTTTCGCGGGCAGCCGTTCATTCCACTTCCGGAAACGACGACCTGATGACAGATCCGCTGGAACGATCGGCACACCGCGCAGCGGTGGTCGCCGAGGCGATGTCATGGCTGGGCACGCCGTACCACACCGGCGCGCACGTCAAGGGCGTGGGGGTGGACTGCGCCTGGTTGCTGATCGAGGTGTTTGCGGCGACCGGTCTGATCGAGCCATTCGACCCCGGGTACTACCCGGGCGACTGGCACCTGCATCGGGGTGACGAGATCTACCTTGAGCACGTCCAGTCGCGCGCGCGTGAGGTGGCAGAGCCCGAGCCGGGCGACATGGTGCTGATGCGCTTCGGGCGCGCGTACTCACACGGGGCGATCTACATCGGCGGTGACCAGATCGTGCATGCGTACCTGCATCGCCCCGTCGGCATTGCGGATCTGGACGAGTGGCCGAACCGGCCGCGCCAATTCTTCACGGTGTTCCCGACATGAGTGGATGGCTGGGTGGCGGCAGCAACGCCAGGACGGAGACCGAGATCCTTGGTGGCATTCGGGTGCAGACATCCGCGTTCGGCCTGACGATCCCGGTGGGCTACGGGCGCGGGCTGCTCGCGATGAACCTCGGGTGGTACGACAACTTCAAAGCCATCGCGCACGAGGAGCGCGCCGAGTCCGGCAAGGGTGGCTCGGGTCCGGTACGCACGTCCTACACCTACACCGCGTCGGTAATCGGCTTGCTGTGCGAGGGGTCGATAGGATCGATCCGCACGATCTGGGTCGGCAAGGAGAAGTTCGAAGGCGCAGCTGCGGCGAACAAGGTGCTTGCGACGGCGGAGATCTGGGACGTCCCGGTGAGCCCGTACCAGGTCACCGTGTCGCACTCGGGCGCCTATGCCGCACCGGTGGGCGTGGCGCTCATGGGCGCGAACTTCGATGAGATGGATTCGGCGCTGCTCGAAGGCGCGCACTACACACGTTCCGGCGGCGTCTACACGTTCTCGGCGCCCTTTGTCGGGCGCAGCGTGCGCATCGAGTACCGGCACACCACCGCGACGGATGCGGTGTCGGCGCTCGAACGACTGGGCCTGTCGCTCAAGCCGGGCACGGTGGGGCAGTCGGTATGGCCCTACCTGACCTCGAACTACTCGGCGGCGGCGATCGGGTACAGCGGCATCGCGTATGTGTACGCGCAGGATTACGCGGTCAACAACAGCGCGCAGATCGAGAACCACGCGTTCGAGATCGACTTCGGCATGCAGCTCTCAGCGAGCGTGCCGGACTGCGATCCGCGTGCTGTGATCGACGACATCCTGCTGAACAGCCGGCATGGCGTGCAGTTCCCAAGCGCGTTCAAGGATGCATTCGATGACTTCAGTGCGTACTGTCGTGCGTCGGGGTTGCTGATCTCGCCGGTGTACACCACCCAGCGATCGGCGCGCGAAGTGATCGCCGAGATCATCGACGCCTGTAACGCCGATGCCGCATGGTGCGGCGACTTGCTCAAGATCATTCCGCGCGGCGATCAGACTGTTACTGGGAACAGCGTCACCTACACGCCGAACAACACGTCAGTGTTCTCGGTGGGGCCTGACGACTTCTCATCGAAGGGCGGTCGTCCGGTGCGCACCGAGTTGCGCGATCCGGCCGACCGGAAGAACGTGGTGACCGTCGAGTACTTCGACCGGAGTCAGAAGTATCGCGTGACGCCGGTGACCATCTCCGACGAAGCGGCGATTGCGATGTACGGCCCGCGGCCCGAGGACACGTTGGGCTGGCGGATGTTCGCCGATGGTGCGGCGGCGTCTCAGGCGGCGCAGATCCGTCTGCAGCGCCACCAGGCCGCGATTGCACAACGACGCCTTCAGGTGCCGTGGCGGTTCCTGCAGCTTGAGCCCGGTGACCTGCTGACGCTCAACGATCCGGCCACGATGGCGACCTCGGTGGTGGTCAAGGTGCTGGAGCTAACCGAGGGCAGCGACGACACGATCGAGGTGCTGGCCGAGGACTTTCCGATCGGCCACGCGAACGCGCCGCTGTATGCGCCGCAGGTCGCGTCGGGGTGGAACCCGAATCAGAACATTGCGTCCGGTGATGTGACCACGCCGATGTTCTTCGAGCCGCCGGGCTCATCGGTGGGTGGAACTGGGCTTGAAGTCTGGATCGCCGCGACGGGTGCTGACCCGAACTGGGGCGGCTGCGATGTGTACGCATCGCTCGACAACGGTGCGACCTACAAGCTGGTGTCGCGGATCGACCAGGCCGCCCGGTACGGGGCACTGCAGACGACGCTTGCGGCAGGCGCGGGGGCGACGCTCGATGTGTTGCTCGAAGGCCGCGGCGGGAAGCTGCAAAGCACATCGGTGTTCGATGCCGATGCGTTGTCGACACTGTGCTTCGTGGGCGACACGGCCACGGGTGAGTGGCTCGCTTATCAGACGGCGACGCTGACGAACACGAACCGCTACTCGCTTACGAGCCTTCGCCGCGGGCGATATGGCAGCGCCGACAAGGCGTTCGCCGTTGGCGCGCGGTTCGCGTTCATCGATTCGTCGATTGCGCAGAGCGGGCCGCTGCCGGTCACGATGATCGGCCAAGTCATCAAGTTCAAGTTCTGCAGTTACAACCTCTTCGGTGGCGCACTGCAATCGCTGAGCGTCGCGCCCGAGTATGCGTATAAGGTGACGGGGCGATTCATGGGCCAGACCGGCCGGCCGATATCGGCGAATTTGCTGTCCAATGCGATGCTCGATTGCACGGCGGGCCCAGCCGATTTCGCCGCGGCTGGCGGTGGGTTGGAGTACCGCTTCGGGAACAACGCGCCCGGTGGAGATACCGGGTACATTGCGACGCTGAATGACAGCCCGGCGAGCAGGGCCGGGAAGCTCGCCGGGCTGCCGACAAATCTGATGCTCGTGCAAGTTGGCACGGCGTCTCCGTATCAGTTTGCGCGCTGGCCATCGGTGCCGTGTGATCCGAGCAAGCGATACGTGCTGTTCGTTGGCTTGGTTGCGCATCGCGCGTCGGGGCGTGTGCATATCCAGTTCTTTGACGCCGCCGGCACTCAGATCGTATCGGGTCTGCCAACTGTAGACGGAAGCCTCATCGCCTCTGATGAGTCTCGCAGCCCGGCGAACGCTGCGCACTATCGCGACTCGTCGCTGTTCGTCGTGCCCCCGGCCGACGCGCGCTCGATGCGCTTGTGCCTCATCAAGTACCTGAACGACTCGCCGCATACCTCGTCTGGCTTGTACTTCACGCGGCCGTTCCTTGGCGAAGCGATGGCGGAGCAGACCGAGTTGCCTGTGTGGGAGGCGGGCGGGCAGAACATGACCAGCACCGCTTCGATTCTGCCGGGGGCGGTAGCCCAGTCGAAGGAGTACGCGCAGCCCGCCGGAACGGAGATTGTCGTTACCAGCGACGGGAACGAACTCGGGAAGTCGCGCGTCCTCTTGAGCAACTCAGATGCCCCGCAGTTTCGCGGCCCGTTCACGGTCGACACAAATGTTCGGGTCAGCGCGAGCGCAGATGTCAGCTACGGGTTTCGGTCCGCCCCAATGCCACAGGTCGGCGCGTTCTTGCGGCTCGATACCTATGTTTCGACATTGCCGTATCCGGACAATTTTCTGTCCGGCGAGACTCCGATGGTCTATCAGACGGGTGTTGAGTATCGGGCGCGAGCATCGGTCGAGCGTTCGTTCACGTTGCCGGCCGGCGAAACGTTCACCGCGTTTGTAACTGCGGTGCAATGCACGCGTGTTCGTAACGCCCGCATGATCATCGAAGTGATGTTGAGATAGGAAATGGCCGCATCAATCGTTCGCACTGGCGGCAACGAGTCCGCAAGCGCCACAGGCTCCGTCATCAACGCGGGCACCTACAGCCTGCAGGCCAATGACATCCTTGCAGGCGTCATCAAATGGGAGTCCGCCAGTGCCACGCCGGCACTGACGATGGAAGGGGTGAACGCCGGCAAGTCGTTCACGATGGGAGCGCTTACCAAAGACCCAGACGCCGATATCTGGGTGCGCTACTTCTGGGCCAAAGGGTTCAGCAACTCGTTTTCCGAGCAACTGACACTCGACTTGGATGCTGGCGGAGGCGGGCGCCCTGGCTGGTCGATTGCCGTGTACCAACTGCGCGGCGTGTCGGGTGGCGCGTCGCCGTTTGTCGGCGCCAATCATGCATTCAGGATCGCGCCAGTCAGCGGCGCCACCGCATTAGCGGCATCGGCCGCGCTGGCGTTGGCGGCGGGTGATGGCGTCATCTTGCAGGTGGCGCACGGTGACGATGACTGCGGGGCACTGACGCTCGATAGCGGGTTCTCCGCTGCGTCGTTCAATTCGGCGCCGTCCACGTACCTCAAGCGCGGCCAGCATCGCATCTACAGCGTGGCGTCCGGCGCGGTGGCGCCGAGTGCGAGCGTGGCGAATCCGGTTGCGATGGCGCTGGTCACGCTGGCATTCGGGAATCCTCTGGAACCGCCGATCATTGTCTCGGCGCCCGACGGTCCCTCGCCGATTGCTGTGGCGGGGCGTGGCCCCAGTGGTAGCACGATCGACTTGCGCATAGACGGATCGTCGATCACGACCGGCGTGGCAACCGTCGACGCCAACGGCGATTGGTCTGCCTTGGTGTCGCTGACGGACGGGCCGCACACGATTGAGGCGCGCCAGAACATACCCGCGCCTGGCTCGCTCACGCTCAGCGACGTGTCAGTGTCCAGCGTCATGACCACAACGGCCGAACTGAGCGTGACGATCAGCGGAACGATCCCCGTCGGTAGCCTGATGCTGATTCAGCTCACCGAGGACATCTTTGCGGGGCCGTGGCTGGGTTCGGATGAGCCAACCGATGCGGAAGCTGGCGTGTTCACTTTTGCGGCCACGGGGCTTACCGCTGGAACGACCTACTACTGCCGCGCATCGGTCTACACCGAAGGCACGCCGACGGTAATCCATGCGGTGACGGCGCTGACGGCTTTCGCGACAGAGGTCGCCAGCGCGGCGCCGAGCTACTCGCGCATGGTCCACGAAATGGACGATGCGAGTGACGGCCAGGCGATGACGTGGGGGAGCTGGGCGAACAACCCAAACAACGTCGATTTCGTCGGCGGGCCGGGCGGCAAGCCCTGCCCTGCGGTCACTGCGGCCGGCGCGCTCGTGCGCGGCACGACCGTGCCGGCAGATACCTACGGGGGGTTCGGCGGGCTGCCGGAGCTGCCAAGCGAGTACCGCGACTCGGACCCATGGACGATCTATACGCAGTGGGTCGTCGTGATTGAGCAAGGCGCACTGCGCACCGGTGCAGGCGCGGTGATGCGGCTGAACGCCGAGACGAATCTCGCGATCCAGTTCGAACGCTCGATCTTCGAGGTATGGCTCGATTCGCTCGGTGCCTACCAGACGATCCGCGACCGGACCGATTTGCAGACGTGGTACACCGCGAGTGAGGATTGGCTGATCGCCAACGGCGCCGTGGAGACGCGCGCGCCGACGGCGGCCGAGGGTGCCGGGATCATCGTGCGCTGGCCCAGTGGCGGTAACGCCGTGCACGGTTCCTTGGTGAAGGGGCCGATTGGCATGCCCCTGTCGACCTGGGAAAACGGTGTCGACTTATCGAGCATTGTCACCGACATCCGCCAGATTGTGATCGCATCGAGATTGCGCGCGGTGCCGTGGAATCCGAACGCCCCGTTCAACCCGGCCAACGTCAAGTTGGTCGCGCATGTGGGCTGCGACGTGCGCGTAGTCGACCCGCACCCCTGGGCCATCCCGCCGGCGGTGCTGTCGCGGCAGCGATCTGTCTCGACGACGTGGGATTGGTACACCGCCTGCACGCTGCGCGACACGATCCGGCAGGATCGACAAGACGGCGGGTCGTCGGCCGAGGCGGGGTTCACGAAATCTCAGGCGCTTTCCAGCCCGATCCCTGGGTGGGGTGAGTGATGACGCAATCGGCATGGTCCGCGCCGACGAACGTGATGGTCGGCACGCCCGCAGCGCCCACGATCACGACGGCATCGCCGCTTGCGGGAGGCAATGTCGGGCAGGCGTACTCAGTGCAACTGGACGCGACGGGGCCAGGCACGATCGTTTGGTCGATCGATTCCGGCGCGCCGCCGGGGTTGAGTATCAATCCAGTCACCGGCGTGCTCTCGGGTACACCGACGACGAGTGGCACGTATGCGGCGCTGATCGTTCGCGCGACGAACTCTGCGGGCGCAACGACGAAAACGTTCAGCGTGGCGATCGGCACATCGCCGGTGTTTGAAGCATCGATCGTGACAGAGTCGCTGCCGACAGCGGTTGTGGGTGAGGCGTACAGCTATCAACTCTCGCTCGCCGGCACACCGACGATCACGGTCGCCGCCTCGACGCTGCCGGCTGGCTGGTCATGCTCAAGCGGCGGCGTGCTGAGCAACAGCAATCCGGGCGCGGCATTCGCCGACTATTCGATCACGTTCACGCCAAGCAACGGTCTGGGCGCGGGCACGCCGAAGGTGCTGCTGCTGACGTGCCTCGCCGTAGCACCGGCTAGCACGACGTTCCGTCACATCACGGATCGCTCGGGCGCCGGTCCTTTCGCGAAACGGAGAAACCGATGAACTGGCTATCGCAGGTGACGGCCGCGGCGGCGCTCGTCACAGCGGGCATGGGGCAGGCGATCGGCATCGAGCCTGCGCATCTGCTGGGCGGCTTTTTCGGTGGACTGGCGCTGCTGTCGGTGCAGTCGACGATGAGTCGATCGCGCGCTGTCATCGTCGTCGTCGTCGCTGCGCTGTCGGCAGGGGCGCTGACGGGACTTGCGTCGGTGTACGTGCAGGGCTGGTTTTCTCGCGCGCCAGCGGCGGTGATCGAGATTGCGATGGCGTTTGTGCTCGGACTGTCGTCGCAAGCGCTGCTGTCGGGCTGGCTGCGGGAGCTGCCGGAATTGATCCGGCGCATCGTCGAGCGTGTGACCGGAGGTGGCAATCGTGGATGACTACTACCTGCGTCTCGTGCTGCATGTCGTGCTGTCCGGCGGGCTGATGGTGAGCTGCATCTGCAGGCTCAACGCCTCCGGGCCGACGGTAAAGCTGTGGTCGGTGCGCGTGCCCTACATCGTCGGCGCGGTGTCGGCGCTGGGCGTGCTGCTGGTGCTCACGCGCCAGCCGATGGAGCCGGCGGGCTGGGAGCATCTGGGCGTGATGGCGGCGTTCTGGCTGCGCATGCTTGCCACGGGATATCAGTGGCGTGGCCGTGTGCCGTGGGAGGCGCTGCGCTGATGCGCATTGCGATCGATGCCGGGCACGGGCTGGGCAATTCGGCCGTCGGCCACTTTGATCCCGGGGCGGTGAGCGGTGGTGCGTGCGAGGCGGATGTCGTGCTGGAGTACGCGATTGCGCTGATGTCGGCCGTCGTGTCCGCCGGCTGGACGCCGATCATGACGCGGATCAACGACACCACGCCGTGCCCGCTCATCGGGCGCGTGCGCACGGCTCGCGATGCCGGCGCCGACATGCTGATCAGCCTGCACTGCAATGCCGCCGAGAGCGAGACGGCCACCGGCACCGAGACGCTGTACAACGCCACCGACGGCCTGGCGCGCAAGCTGCAGGGCGCTGTCGTCTCGACGCTGGGGCTGCGCGATCGCGGCGTCAAGCAACGCGGCAATCTGGCGGTCCTGAAATTCGAGCGGCCGTGCGCGCTCGTCGAGCTGGGCTTTGTCACCAACCGCTGGGATCGGGCCGTGCTGCTGGACCCGACGGCCCGGCGGCGGACCGCCGAGGCGATCTGCCGTGCGCTGGCATGACCCGCCAGATTGCGCTGGCCGCGATCGTGCTGGCGATCGGCGTCATCATCGGCTGGAGGGTCGAGTACTGGCGCAGCGATCGGGCGCTGCAAACCCTGCGGGCCGAGCATGCCGCACAGGCCGCTCAGGCGGCCCGCCAGGCGCTTTCTGCGAGCGCGGAGGCACAACGGCAGCATGAGAGCAATTCGGCGCGCCTACGGGCCGATCTGGCCGCGACTCGCACTCAGCGTGACGCTGCTCTGCGCGGGCTGCGCGCAATGCCCATCCCCGCCGACACACCTGGGTGTCCGGCCGGTGCTGCCGACCCCCGACCCGATGCTGCTCGAGCCGGCGCCGACCGATCAGATCGAGCGGATGCTCGAGATCCTGATGCGGATGCGCTCAGGGAGGCCGCTCGGGCCCGATCCCGCGCCGTGATGTACAACGCGCTGCTGGCCGAGTATCGCGCCGCGGTGGCGGCTTGCGAACGGTCAATGCAGTAGCGGACGTCAGCTCGCGCGAGCGGCACCGCGCGGCGCCGCCAGGCTGGCTCGCGGGCCGTGCCTTGCAATGATCTCCGCGGCCGCCGAGCACGCCGGCCGCCAGTGCCGGGGTTCACCCTGCCAGTCATCGACGCTGGGGTAGTACGGGACGCGCACCGGCCCCTCGGCGGCGCCCATCTCGGCCTCGAGCCGGGCGATTGCGCCGGCCCGCCACGCGGCCAGCTCCGTCATCGTCTGCGCCACGTCATCCGGGACGACACGCGACCCATCCTCCCAGCGTCGCCATGCGCGCTCGGACACATCGGCGACGTACTGCGCAGCCTCGGGCACGCTGAAAAACAGCAGCGTCCGGAGGGCCTGAAGGGTGTGGGCGTCCATGTGCAGAGAAGGGGGCTTGCGCCCCCGGGTCCGGTCAGAGGCCGAACAGTTTGAGCATCGCCACCGCGAAACCGGTCGCGGCGGCCATCACCGCCGCACCAGCTGCGAACGGCGCCAGACCGTACTCGCGGTTCAGCTTGCGGGCCTCGGCCTGCAGTTTCAGGGTCGTCGCGCGGAGCATTTCGATCTCGGCTGCGAGTTTGGAGGATTGGGAAGTGGTCACGCTGGGCTCTCCGGTAGAGGCCGCTCGACCTGATTGCCAAGCGGTGAAGATAGTATGGTCCGTTTTCGGACCAGCGTCAAGCGAAATCTTGGCAGGGTTAACCCGCTGCCGCCTCTGGTTGCGCCAGCGCTCGACGCGCCCGGGCCGCCGTCGTCTGTTCCGTCAGCAGCAGGTAGAGCTGATACCGATCTGGCGGCATCGAGCGATCGCCGGCCTCGTACATCTCCCAGATCCGATAGGACAGGCCCAGCAGGTCGGCGGCCTGGCGCTGCGTGTGGCCGGCCGCAACCCGCCCAGCGCGGATGTCCGCGGGCGGCGGGTGTCAAGTGGCATTCCGCTGTTGCCGCAGCAGATCGAAGATCATTGTCAGGCGGTACGGATCGCACCGGGCGATCAAGTCGAGACGATCAGCGTCGCCGCCCCGCACGACGCACACGCTGGGTTCCCCTCGCGTGGCCGTGACGATCGTGTCGCCGTTTCGCACCCAGCGTTCGTCGGTCGGGAACCTGCTGACGGCGATGCGCAGCTCGTCGAGGGCTCTCTTGAGGTCGGCAGTGGACAGCGGAACTTGTCCGTACGTCCGACCGTTGAACATCGCCGGTAGGGTCGGTTTCATGTCCGGCGGGCGATCGAGCGGGGGTAGGAACAGGATCCGGCATTCCTTGCACGCCTTGAGCTGGGTGCGAACGGCGTTTATTCCCCATGAGTCTGGGAGATACACATCGTCAAACGCGGTGCCCGAGCACAGCTCGCATCGCAGGGCATCGTCAGCCATCCCGCCACCTACTACTGTTGACATGTACAGTAGTATCGCCGCTCCCGCCCGGTCGCCGCAAGTTACACTCCGGCCGTCAGGGGAGATCTGTCATCTGCGGCCGGTACGCGCTCTATCCGTCGATCGATTCGCTGCTGGACATCTTCCGCGCGGCCGGCAGTCTGCTGCTCGAGCCGCGCTGGAACATCCCGCCAACGGCCCAGGTGCCGGTGATCGTCCAGCACCGCGAAACCGGGGAGCGAATCGTCGAACTCGCCCGCTGGGGCCTGGAGCCTCCCGGGGCGCCGCGGACCTACCACATTGCCCGCGGAGAGACGGTGGCCCGACTGGCACCGTTCCGGCGGGCGTTCAAGCGCTCGCGCTGCCTGATCCCCATGAGCGGGTTCTACGAGTGGCAGGAGTCGGTGCAGCCGAAACAGCCCTGGTACGTCACGCCCATCGACGCGCCGCTGTTCGCGGCCGCCGGCCTCCTCGAATTCGCCCGCCGCGCCGACGGCTGGCTGATCACCGCCTGCATCATCACGACCGGTCCGAATGACACGATGCGGCCGATCCACGACCGCATGCCGGTGATGCTCGAGCCGGCAGATTGGGATGCCTGGCTCGACCGGCAGAACGAGGATATCGAGGCCCTACAGCGGCTGCTCCGGCCGGCGCCGGACGGCTCCCTGCAGGTCCATCGGGTTGGGCTGCGAGTCAACAACGCTCGGATCGATGACGTGGCGCTGATCGAGCCGCTGGAGTAGCGGCACGCCGACGCGCTCGAACTCGTCCAGATGAGCCATCAGCGCCTCGGCGCAAACCGAGGAGACTCGATCGTGGTCGCTCATTTACCCAGCCTGTGCCGCCACTTCGGGCTCGGAGGCTGGGCGGGGTCGATGATGTCTCGCATGGCGGTCTGGAGTCTACGCTGGGTGCTGCTGTGGCGGTATCGGCCGATCGGCCTAGGACTGCGATGCCTGTCCAAAACTCGCTCCGTCGCCCAAGGATCCCCCAGGGTTTAGGGGCCGATCCGCAGCAAAAAGTATTGGACGCATCTATACCGCTTTACGTGAAAATCCCGCAACTTCGCCGGCGCCTTCGGCCCGGCCCCCGACGGCCTTGCGGGCATGCGCGCCACCGTTGACCGGCTCCTGCACCGCCTGAAAATCGTAGAAGTACTTCTCGGACTTCGACAGCAGAAACAGGTACTCATGCGCCTTGGTGCAGCGATCGCGCACCGACTCCGGCATGGGGTTCGGCTTTGACCAGATGATGTCTTGGCGCAGGTACCAGCCATCCGCCCGAAGCGCGAAAGCGAACTCCCACGGCACACCAAGCAAATCCTTGGGCTTGCCGTCATCGGTCGCCCGGGTCTGCACTGGGCCTCGCATGCCGCGGTGCCCCACGTTGCCACCCGGGGCGGTCTGCGTCCGGCGACCCCCGGACGAATACGTATCACCGACGTTCGCCCAGAGCGTGCCGTCCCCCCGCAGCACCCGCCGGACCTCGCGGAACACCTGCACCATCTGGTCGATCCACTCGCGCAGCGAGGACTCCAGACCGATCTGGCCGTCGACGCCGTAGTCGCGCAGGCCCCAATACGGCGGGCTCGTGACCACCGTCTGCACGCTTTCCGCCGGCAGTTCGGCCAGCAGCTCGCGGCAATCGCCGGTGAGGATGCGGGCGTCGGTCATTCGCACAGCCCGTATGCGCTGGAGCAAGCCGCCTTCGGAGCGGCCTTCAGCAAGTCGAACTGGCTGCCGCCGCGCGTCGTGTGCGCCCACAGTACGACCTGCCGGATGCCCGGTCCTTGCCGATCACCTCGGCCGCCGTCCGGCGCAGGGATAAATGTTCCGGCGCCTCGCTTGCTGGCCATGCCGACCAACCGCTCCCATTCTGCGATCCGGTCGATGTGCTCCGGGAAGCGCGCGGAGATCTCGGCCAGCTCTTCCTTGCTGACGTTGATGCACGGCATGCAGCCGACTCGCCCCATGGCTTGCCGGTACAGCGGATTGCAGTCGATACCCCAGCAAGCCAACGCCTCGAAGGTGTCGGCCGCCGACCAGCGCATGATCGGCCGGTGGATCCACAGGCCGCCACCGACCTCCTCGAAGCTGGGGCTATTCGCCCGATTCGGCGACTCTTCGGCCCGGATGCCTTGCCAGGACCAAACGTCGTGGCCAGCGCCGATCAACGCCATCTGATACTCGACGATTGGATCGCGCTTCAGACGCCCTGTGCAGAACTGTGCACGGCGGCTCGGGAACCGACCCTTGAGAACGCACAGGTCCAAGAACGGGTTGCCGGTCGGGTGGATCAGCGGCAGAGCGCGCCGGGCTTCGGCCGGCGTCCACCTGAACCGCGGGACTCGGCCACCGTCGGCGATCGTCTGCAGCACGCTCCGCAGCCGCGCCAAGTCTTCAGTGAAGTCAGCGCGTACGGTGTCGATCGTGATGCCAACGTGCTCCTCCAGGTATGAGAGGTACGCCAGCGTCGCCTCGTGCTCGTTCCCGGTGTCGGCGAACACCGCGCGCACTGACTCGTAGCCGTGCAGCTCCAGCGCCATCAGCAGCGTGGCGGTGGAGTCCTTGCCGCCGCTGACGCTGACGACGTGGAGAAGGGAGCGGGCGTCGGTCATGCCGCGACTTCCACCCGGCACCGCCTTGCCAGCTCCAGCTCGGGGGTCATCGTTGGGTACCCGCGCAGGGCGGTGGTGAGCGCGACGCCGTCGCGGCAGGTCGTGACGCGGCTGTGGACGATGGTCACGCCGCACCCCGCACGCTGAGTGCCACCGCTACCGGCCGCACCCAAATCGGCGTGGCCGACAGCCGGAACGTCTCACCCTGCCAGGCCAGCAAGAGCGTCGTGCCCATGACATCGGCGATCGCCTCCGCGGCCGCAGGCGGTACCGCGTTGCCGATCCGCTCGCGCCATGCCTGATCGCTCAGGCCATCCAGCTCGAGCTGTTCCTCGGGGTCAACAAGCGATTGCAGCGCCGCCAGCTCGAGCGTCGTGAACGGCCGGTGCCAAGTGCCGTCGAGCGCGCGGATGCGGGCGACCAGCTTGTCGGCCGGCGAGGGCATGTTAATTTTCTCTCCAGAAATTGAGGGCGTCCGTGGATCCGCTACCGACCATCGCCCGTTGTCGTGGCATGCCGCGGCACTGACGGCGCCGGCGGGTTCGGTCCAGGGCACAACACCGTAGTGACCGCCGGTCTGGTAGTGGTCGCGATCGCCGGCCATGCCGCTGCGCGGGTCTGCGACGGCATACGCCCCGACGTCATCGCCGGCGATCACCGTCCCCGTTGACCGGCTCCAATCGACGACCGGGTACTTCGTAAAGAGCCGGCCGGACGTATTCGGCCGCGGGTCGGCCACGCACTGCCCGGTGCCGTGCGCCCCCGTGACCGCGCCGGCCTCGCGATCCCGCCGGACGATCCGGAACTCGTTGTTGTGCTTGGCGGGCCCGTGATGCCGCGGATCCGCTACCGCGTACCGGCCGCCGCCGGGCATCGACTGGCTGCTGACGACTCCCATCGGCCGGTCCCACGGCAGCACACCGTACTGACCGAACTCGTGGCCAGCGAATCGCGGGTCGGCGACGCTGAACGCACCCGTCGTCGCCCGGCCGTTGCCGGTCACGGTGCCGGCGTGCCGATCCCATGGCGTCACGCCGAGCACGTTGCGGTGCCACGCCTCGGTGTTCTCCGGCACCACCAGGTAGTCGCGCAGGTGCCCGTTCTCCACCGCCAGGCGGTTCAGGCTGCGCCAGTCGCTGCCGGCTTCGACGAACGCCAGGCGCACCCACGTCTTCCACTGCAACCGCGGCAGTCGATGCATCGGGCCGGCTCGCTCGTCGCCCGGCAGCAGCATGCGGCCGAGCACGTCGCCCACGGCGCGCAAAGGGCGCAGCTCCGGTTCGTACAGGAACGGCGGCACCTTCGCTTCGTGGCGCGCCACCAGCAGGAAGCGCTTGCGCGATTGGGCGAGCCCGCCGAGCGCGCCGCAGTCGTGGTCCGTCTCGGCGACGGCGTAGCCGTACGACCGCAGCAGGGCGACGATCCGGTCCAGCAGGTGCCGGCCGCGGGTGGCGATCCGCGGCACGTTCTCGAAGAGGATGAACTCGACCGGGTCATCCTTGAACGCCTCCAGCGCTAGCCAGACGCCGCGCAGGGTCAGACGATTCAGCGCCTGGTATTTCTCGGTCAGGCTCTTCGTCTGAGACAACAGGCCGCTGAAGCCTTTGCACGGCGCCGACAGGAACAAGATGTGCGGCCTCTCGTGGCCGAACGCGCGATGGATGTCGGCGGTGCCGGCCTCGCGCCAGCCGGTCGGCGGCTCGGCACCATGGAACGCGGTGTATTGCTCGCGGTCCATCAGGTCGAGCACCGTGCCCGCGACGCCGGCGGCGCGGCCGAAGTCGCGGATGGCCCCCGGATCGATGTCGATGCCGCCGATGCAGCGGAATCGCGCCTGCTGCAGCCCGACGCGCGGCTGCGCGCGGTTGAATCCCTTGGCGCCGCCGCCCAGGCCGCAGAACAGGTGTCCGTGCCGGATCTCGACGGTCTCGGTGAAGGCGTCGCGCTTCATGCGTCGACCCTCCGGAACGCGATCACCCAGACCCAGGGATTGGCGCGCCACGAGTCGTCGCCATGCAGATCGCGCCAGAGACGGGCATAGCCGCGCCGATAGGTCGGCTTCGAGTGCACGTGCACGGTCTCGCCGTCGTCTTCGTCCAGCCAGGCCGGAGCGCAGCCCTCGGCCTTGGCATCCGCCTCGCTGATGTCCTGCAGCCGTTCGACGCAGATGCTGGTGATCTCCAGCGTGATGCGGGACAGCGCGCGAGGCAGATGGATGGACGGCCGCGGCTTCGTCCAGTCGCCTCTGGGTGGGTTGCCGTCGGCCCAGTACCAGATCTTGTTGCCCCACTCGCGCAGCGGATAGCCGAGACGCTCGTAGGCGATCGAGCCGCTGAATGTCTCGCGGATCCAGAGCCGATCCCCAGGCTGCATCCGACAATAGATCCGATGCCTCCGCGGCGTACGCTCCCCCGGGGTCTCGCGGTCATAGACATGCAGGTACGGACCCGGATTGCCGGCCGGAGACGGTCCGTCGTAGACGGGAATGTACCCCGACCAATCCAGACGTGCCCACTGCGTGGCATTGGTCGGTCCGCCGTCGATCAGGGTGTTGCGGGCGGTGATGATTCGACGGGTTTGCGTCTTCGTGCCCGCGAGTAACGCTCGGACCATGCTTTGCAAAAAAAGAATCGGACGCTCACGCATAGCCGTTCCTCACTCGGCTCACCGTTCCCATGCAGACGTTCATCGACTGGGAGAATCTCAGCGTGCGATTTTCCTGATGCAAGCAGCGCTCGAATGGAACCGTGTGCCCGAGGGGAATAGCGTGACCGGTGAGAAGCAACGCCACGCGATGTGCGAGAGTGACCTTGCCTTGGTAGTGCCGGCGACCGTAGCCCTTCCTGTTGACTGCGCCAAGCCATGGCCAACAAGCATCAGGGCCGGCCGACTGGTCAACGCGTGACCAGAATCCTTTTGCGCCGTGCGCTAGGCACGGGGCGCTCATGATGATGCCGTGCTCGGTCATCGCATCAGCCACGCCCAGAACAGGAGGGCTGCGCCGACGCCGATCACCCACGACAGGGTGTCGATCAGCGCGGCGAGGGATTGCTGCAGTTCGGGGGTCATCGTTGGTACCCGCGCAGCGCCTGGTGTGCGGCATGCATCGCCTTGCCGTACCGATCAGCCGGGCAGCCGCCCTTGTCCTGCGCCACGCAGCAGGCGTGCAGTTCGCGCAGCACCTCGGCCAGCCGGTCGGCTCGCGGGCTCGCGGCCTCGGCGATCGCACGCCAGCGGTCGCGCGACTGCTCGATCTCGTCCGGCGATTCTTCGGCGCTCACCGCGGCGCGCACGCATCCACCTCGACGATCGTGACGATCACCTTCGCCCCGTCGGCGTTAATGATCCTGCCGCCTGCGTCCTGGAGCAGGTTCGAGAGCTTTTGCAACGACTCCTTGCGCACCTGCTCCATGCAGTGCTCGAGGGTCCAGTCGGGCCCATACGTGCTGCTATTGCCAATCTCGACCTCGACCCGGATTCGGGCCGAGGCGGTCACTCTGCGGGTCATCGCGGCGGCTCCCTCAACTCGACGCGCACCTTCCCCGGGCACGGCGCTGCGTGAACTGCGCGGTCGAGGTCTTCGCCGGTCAACTCGCTGCCGATCACGGCCGAGCCTCCTGCGCTGGAAACGGACCGTCGACCTCCTCACCGGAAACTCGAATACGTGCCTTGCTGTAGAGGTTCACGTGCCATTCCGAGCCGTTCGGTAGATCGATGCCGATCCACCAGTGCGTGGCGCTCATCTGCTCGATGTGGAACCACTTCGCGTCGGCCACGATCTCGTCGATCGTGCCGTCCGCGTTCCGGCGGATTTCGATGTCGGATTTCGGAACTGGTGCACCATGGACCAAGCGGAGGTACCGGATGGCATCTGGCACGACATCTACGAGCACCGCAAGCAGTTCGCGCTTCTGTGTGGATCGCTGCTTGTCGACGATCACCTGCATGCGATCCGCGAGGTCGGCGGCAGTCGGGAAATTCGCATTGCTGTGGTGACGCGTACTCAGATAGCGGATGCCCGGTGGCAAGCGGTCTCCGCGCGGGCTATGCAGGAAGTCGCGCAGCCGACTCACCGCGTCATCATCCAGCGGGTAGTCGTGATTGATCTCGACTAGGCTCCGCCAGCTCATCGCCGATCTCCGGCGGGCTTCCAGCCCTTCCTGGGTTGGCCGCAGTGAAGGTAGCGAGGGTTGCCCTTCGCGTTCACGAAGCGCACGCCTGGTGCGTCCGATCGAAAGAGAGTCTGACAGCGGTCGCAGCGTCGCTCATGCGGGGCAGAGAACGGTTGGCTCATCGCCTGAGCTCCTGAGCGACGGCCATCATGGCGACGTAGGCGGTGGCCGTCATGGTGCGGTACGTGTAGAGCGGGTAGGCGCCGGCCTGGCCTTTGGCCTCGTCAGGCGATACCAAGCGGGAACCGTTCGGAGTCAGAACTGCCCAGCAATCGGGCTCCGGGTCGGACGGCGGCGGAATGCCGCGGGCCGCGACCCGAGCCATGGCGTCGAGTTCGGGTGCGTATGGTCTGCATACGGTCGTCCGACTCGCCCAAGACGATGCGATCGGGAAGGCCGATCCGCTCGGACACTTCGTTGAACTTGCTGACGACCGCCTGGCCCAAGTCGACACCGAGGGCCGCCGCCAGCAGGTCAAGGTAGGTCATCACGTCGGCCACTTCGTCAGCCACCATCTTGTCGGTCGGGGAAAATTTGTTGCCCGGCAGACCGTCGCGCTCTCGATTGCGCATCTTCAACAGGGAGGCCAGCTCGCCAAACTCGCCAGCGAGCGCAGTCAGCCAGTCGGATGGCGACCACGACTCGATGCCTCCTGGATGCCATTTCACGCAGCGGGAAACATTCGCTGCCCGAAAGTGATCGAAGGTTAGGGGGTCGCTCATGCTCTACCCTCAGCCGAGTCAGGCATCCCCTGGAAATAGGCCAGTTGCTCGGTTAGCATCGTCACCACGTCATCCCGGTTGGCGTTGCTGATGTAGTTGCAGCGGCCGCCGCTCGACGCATTGTCGAACGGAAACACCATCAGAACGAACCCCGTCCGCCGGCGGCCAGGCGCCGGATTGAACGCCTGGTCGATGAGGCTGGCGATTCTGTTCATCGCCTGCCGGTATTCGTCTTCGATAGGGCCTGAGCCGATACGATGCTCGCTGCTCATTCGGGCACCCTCGGCTCCGTCGGAGGGGGGGGCGTTCTCTCGCGACGGCTGAACTGCACGAGACCGATCGAATCGACGTGCGGAACAGGCCCCCTCTGGCCGCTCGCCTGCTGGACGTGCAGCTCGAGCTTGGCATTCGGATCGAATGCGTCACCCAGCAGCTTCTGGCCGAGCTCGGACAGCGACAGGCTGGCGGTCACCTCGTCGGTGGTGCTGCGCTTGATCTCCATGGTCAGGCTTCCATCGCTGCGGGCGCTTCGGCGGCCGTGCTGCTCGCAGGCGCGGCGCGCGAAGGCTTCTTCTCCTTCTTCTCCTTCTTCGCCTTCTGCGCTGCCGTGAGCTCGGCCAGCACCTGCTTGCGAATCGCGGCGGTGTCGATCTTCAGCTTGGCCGCGAGCGTGTTCATCTTGTCCGGCTTGCCGTTCGGCGAATGGCTCGGCACATGCAGCTCGCCGACGAGTGCGCACTCGATCAGCAGGTAGTAGTGCTGCTCGGGCGTGAGCCGGGCGATCTCGTCCGGCGCCGTTTTCGGGCCCCAGCCGCGGCGCTTGTACAGGCGCATCCGGCCGTCGTGCCAGAGATGCTGGACTGTCTGTTGCGCCAGCGGCTCGAGCTCGTAGTGCTTCTGCTCGGCGAGCTGCTCGAGGATCTTGTCCAGCAGCGCCTGCCGGTAGGCGACCTCGCGCCTCGCTTTGCGCTCGACCTCCCGATCGGATTCCGAGCGACCGCTGGCCTGCGTGGTCTGAATACCTTTTTCGTCGAGCGCCGCGCGCACGTCGGCCTTCTTCGCGACCTCGCGCAGCTTGCCGTCCGGCGCCTCGACCAAGATGGTCTCCGGTGCAGACTTGCCGAGCACCTGCTTCAGCGTCTTGCCGATGTGCTTGCCCTTGAGCGTCCAGTCCTTCTCCGTGAGGTCGACGTAGCCCGACTTCAGCACCTGGCCGTCGAGCACCTTCTTCGCCTCCTTTCCGACCAAAACGGTCTTGCCGGCGGCTTCGGCGGTGGTGCGTAGCCGCTCGATGTGCGCGACGCGCTTCGATTCGAAGCAATCCGGGTCGGTGCAGACATCTGCACGCGTCACGTCATGGAAGAGGTCCCGGTCGTTGCCGGACCGCTTCGGGCAGGTCTTGCAGGATCCCGCGGCCGGCACCAGGTCGGCGTCGGCCGGCGGGAAGGGCGCCGCTTCCAGCCGCAGCATGTAGTGTCGGTGGACGTGATCGGCGGCCGCGCGGTAGCTGAGCGGCTCCTGAGAATAGGGCGGCGACGTAATCTCCTTCGTCGCCTTCATCTGCAGCTCGCCGTTCGGGATCCGGGCGACCAGCAGCGCCGTGGAGGCGGTCAGGCCGCCGGCGTAGAACGCATCGCGGGCGGCCGGGCACAGAGCACAGAGCTTCAGGCGCGCGTAGATGTACGCCTGCGACTTCCCGGTCTTGGCGACCAGGTCCTGCACGGTGTACTGGTGCGACTGCATCAGCCGCTCGTACCCCTCAGCCTCCTCGAGCTCGTGCAGGTCCTCGCGGTGCAAGTTCTCGATGATCTGCAGCTCCAGCATCTCGCTGTCGCTCATTTCGCGCACGATCGCCGGGATCTGCAGGAGGCCGGCCGCGCAGGCCGCCCGGAATCGGCGCTCGCCGGCGACAAGCTGGTAGCCCTTCGGATGTCGCGGTCGAAGCAGGATCGGCTGCAGCACCCCGTTCTTGCGGATGCTGTCCGTGAGCTCGTCCAGCTTGGACTGGTCGAAGCGCTTGCGCGGCTGGTTGCCCGTGACCTCGATCAGACGCAGCAGCACCAGGACGAATGAAGCGTCCGCCTGCGCGGCCACGGCGGGAACCGGCGAGGCTGTCTCCTCGGTCGGCGTGTCAGTCAGCATGTGAGCTCCGGGAGTCGTCGCCGACGGCATCGGCCGCGGCAGGGAGGGAAGGGGGGTTCGGTCTCTGCGCCCAGTGCGCCGGCACGGGCACGACGCGCGTCTGGGCGAGGAAATGCCACAGGGCGTGGACCTCCTCCGGGTACAGCGAGAAAGCCTCCTCGCCGCGCTTGATGTAGAGCGCGCCGTCGTTCCAGACGGCGAACTCGGCCGGCGGCGGCTTGTCCGCCTCGGCTACCGGCTCGCCAGGGGGGGGGCCGGCCTTGATGCCGGTGCGCCGAGGGAGGTCGAGACATTCCACGCCGTCGCGCCAGCGCCAGCGCGCGAGCTTTTCTCGATCGAGGGACCGCCCGAGCTGGCCCAGCGATCGCAGGCTCAGGCCCGGGACGAGCTCGAGCAGCTCATCGCGGGTCTTCGGGCCGTCGGCGATCGCGGCCAGGATCAGCGCCTTGTTGTCGGACTTCGGCATCAGTCGCGCAGCCCCAGGTCGCGTTCGATCTGACGATCCTCGATCGCGCGCCGGGCGGCCGCGCGGCGTCGCATCACCTCGACTGGCGGTTCGTCGTTCGCCGTGCGGTGGCGCCACTCGCCGTCGATCGCGCTGCGGCGTGTCGTCAGCCAGATGGAGTCGTCGTTGGGGGTGTCGGTCGGTTCCATCGCCCCCTCACAGGACCAGACGCAGCGGGATTGCCTGGATGGCCGCCGTCGGCTTTCGATGCTCCTGCAGCTCGCGGACGAACTCGGAGTGATCCGTCCGGCCATCGTCGGCCACCGCCACCCGCGTGACGAAGCAATGCACCGGGATGCCCGACGCGGTGCGGCCTTCCCAGACGCGCGCAGGAGCGGTGCCGAACGACGCCTCAAGGATCCGCTGCACGCCCGAGGATCCGGGCGTCATCGGCGACTCACTGAGCGCGACGTGGGTGTGCCAGTTGGCCAGCGCCGCGGTCATGCGCCTTCTCCCGCGCAGACGCCGCCGCCGAGATCGGGCGGGTCCGGCGAGAAGGTGGTGCGCGCGAGAATGGCGCGCACAAGGCCGACGGTGGTGGGTGCGTTCAGCGGCGTTTCCTTGAGGGCAAGGTCGGCGGCTGCGTTGGCGGCTCGGATCAGTTCGAATGCCCCGGCCAGCGTCACCGTGCCCAACCCATGCGCCTGGCGGCCGTGGTCGACCTGCCAACCGATCATCGCGCCGACCACGTCCCTCGCTTCCTGGACGACTTCGGGGGGCTCTTGTTCCAGCTCGCGCAGCGTCGCCCACAGCCAGATCAGCGCGGGTGCATGCTTGTCGCGACCCAGAAGCACGAACAGCGGCTCGTCGGGGTCGGCTCGCTCATAGCAGTCGAACGCGCCGGGGTTGTTCTTCGTTGCCATTCGGTACTCCTTGATGTTCAGCCGGCTGTTGCCTCGATACCCGCAGGCCCAGCCGGGACAGTCCTGCGATCAAACTCTCGGCTTCTCGTGGCCGTTGCCGGCCGGGTGGTCAGGGATTCGGGTGGTCGCCTCTCATGGGGCCGCTATGCTGCGAGCGAGCCGGGCTGCTGTTGCAGATCCTCGAGACGCCGCCACGCGGCGTCGAGCTTCAGACGCCAGCGCGGCGTGACGAAGGCATCGACGTTCTCCGCCTTGGCGAAGACCGGCGACACGCCGCTCCAACCGAGCTCGAGCAGGCGCAGGTCGCCCGAGCTCGTGCCGCGGGCGAGCAGCTCGTGATGGGCCTTGATGTCCCAGACGGTGCCCAGCTCGCACCAGCCGGCCGTGTCGACGTTCCAGGCTGCGTGCAGCAGCCGCTCGAGCACGTAGCACGCCTCGCGAAACGTGCTCTGCAGCCCCTCGCAGGGCGCCTCGAAGAACACGATGCGTTCCTGGACGCTGCGCCCCTGCGTGCACAGGCGTCCGGAGATCGTCACGATCGCCCGATGCAGTGTGATCATCGTGATGGCTCCAGCCCGGCCGCCTGCAGCAGTCGGGACACCTCGTTGGCCAGGTCCTGCAGGGACCCGTCGTTGATGAGGTCGCGGTCCACGGCTAGGTCGAGCGCTTCAATGCGCGTGGTGCTGGCCAGCGTGTGCAACCGATGTACTCGCCAGATCTCGCCGCCCCAGGTCCGAATCAGTTGGGCAGCGTTGCGCGACTGGACGTCTACAAATGCCATGCGCGGGGATCGACTGACAGAGCGCTGGAGCTCGTCGCGCACGAAGCAGCGAATCCAGGTCGCGGCGGCTGGGATGCGCAGCGCAGGGTCGGCCTGGCCGTAGTCTGCGAACGCGCGGGTGGTGAACCCGTGCGCTCGTAGGATGTTGCCGACGGTCGATTTGCCGGCGCCGGCGTTGCCCGTCAGGCCGATCAGCTTGATGCGGGTCTTCATCGTGGCAGGGCCACCAGGTGCCCGGACATCGTAAGGCCAGGCTGCGCGTCGAGCTGCTCGATCATCCGGAGCGCGTCATCACGCCAGCGCTCGGCACAGTCGTCTGCGATCGACAGTTGCCGTAGCGCCTCATCGCGTTCGCGCTCTGCCTGCTCGAGGAGCGTGCGCAGTTCCTCGATGTACTGGCGCAGGTGCAGCAGCTCCCATCGCTCGAGCTTGCGCCGTAGCGCCGCCAGGTCGCGGCTTGTCTCGGCGGCGGGTCTGACGTCAGTCATGCCGGAGTCTCGCCTTCTCGATCGCGGCGCGCGCCGCCAGGTCTCGGCGCAGCTCGAACAGCAACCGCTTGACCGCGATGTCGTGCCGCGCGCGATTGGGGCTGTACCGGATCCGCTGCAGGCATGCCTGCAGCACCGGGTCGGGCGCCGCGTGGTGGTGGCGGCGATCAGGCATCACAGGACCTCCAGGTGACGGGCACGGAATGCGAGCGCTGGCCAGCCGATCGGCACGGTCGTGCCGAAGTCGTCGACGGCGGTGGCCAGGCGCAGGAACGGCGGCGCCTCGTGTCGATAGCAGACGACGTTGGCGACGTTGCCGTAGGAGGCTTCGGTGCGATCGAACCACTCGGCCGCGTCGACGTGATCGCCAAGGGCGTTGATCATGCTCGGCCCCCGATCTGGCAGCTGCCGCTGTCGGCTACCCCTGATCGCCCGGCGGCAGCGGCGCCTGCAGTGGCGAGTGGAAGTAGTCCGGCGGGCCGTTGATGGGGTCGTAGCAGGCCAGCAGCTCGCAGTCCATCGAGTAGTACATTTGCGCGGTTCGCACGGGACTGCGGATGGATCCGTCGCCGCGGGAAGTGGTAACAACAATGACTTCGATGCGCCGCAGCGTCGGAGGAAGGTGCATGGGGACAGACATGAAGACCTCGGATCAGATTGACTGGGTGGTGGGCAGGATGAGGGCGGTGATCGACGGCAACAGCGCGCCCGGTCCGAACAGCAAGGCGCTCACAGCGCTCAAGATGTTGGATGCGCAGCTCGCGCCGTATGACACCTATGCCTCCGAGATCTCGGGGCGGATGCTCGAAGACGCTCGGACGTTCTACAGCGCGAGTGATTGCGCTTATAGCGAAGGGGGCGCAGCCAGGCTGCTGTCCCGAATAAGGTGGAACATCCAGCAGCTCCAGGGCCGTCGTGGAGGCGGCTAGGCACATCACCGCACCCCGAGCGCGACCAGCAACAGCAGCACGGTGGTGGCCGTGACGGCGCTGCTCACAGCCAACCCCGCCCGAGCTGCTTGCCGAGCATGGCCCAGGCCGCGAGGGCGAGCGCCAGGGCGATCGAGGTCAGCGCGTCTTCGATCTCATTGAAGATCGCCAGGAAGATGGCCAGCCAGATCAGCAGGCTGGCGAGTAGGATGCGGGCCATTGGCGTTCTCCCAACTGTGAATCAGGAGACGCAAGGTTATCCGTATATGGATCAGTCTGTCAATCCATATACGGATAACTTAGTGCACTGAAGCCGATCCTAGTCGATGCGCCGCGCGATCCTTTGGGAGAGACGGATGATCACCGCGCTCAGGCGACCCGTGTTTTCCGTGCATTCCGGGGGTCGCCCCTTTTTTCGGTCTGGCTCAAGAGTACGGACTGATGCTCGCGCGGGTGTAGCGGGCTGAGGTGTTGTCGGCGGGCTGTCTGGCAGGTCGTTTGCGGCCGCAAATCGCCGTGCCTTCAAGACAAGAGCTAGGCGCTCGTCCTCGTCGAGGCGCTCGTACAACCGCAGAAGCTCCAACTTCAGAGGGTCGTCGGAGTTGAGAAGGGCGGGGGGCGCCTCAAGCCTGAAGCCCGGGACGAGAATCTGCCAGGCACTCAGCTTGAAGGCAGCCGCAATGCCTTCAACGATATCGATGCCTATGCTGTGTTCTCCGCCCGCCGCGCGACTCACTGAAGCCTGCGAGGCGGTGTAGCCAAGCAGTCGGGCCTTTCGAACGATCTCCTTTTCCGAGACGTACCGCTCCGTGCCGCGGCCGATCAAGTTGGCCACGGCCTCCTTGAGCAACGTCTTGACGGAGGTCTTTTCCATTATTGGATGGTCGCATCGGTTGCAAACCATATGTGGATCGCTTTAGAATCCAGATATGGATAAACCGGTTCAACGATCGGATGACGCATCCGTCCTCTCATGGGTCGTGGCGGCGCTGAACGCTCGGAAGGGCGATTGGGCGCAGATCGCTGAAAGGGCTGGCGTTCCGTATTCCACGCTCGCGAAAGTAGCGGGTGGCTTCACGCGCAACCCCAGGTTCGAGACGATCGAAAGGCTGCGGGCGGCGTTGTTGGCCGCGAGGGTGTGACATGGAACTCTGGGCCACCGTCCAGCTCTGGCTGTGCCTTCGTCGCCGCGAGTCTGAACATCGCGTTTGCCAGGGAGGAGCCCAAGCCGGTGCCGCCCGGTACCCGGGCGGCGAGCTTTCTTCTGAACATCGTGCTGCTGGCCTGGGGCCTGGCGGCTGGGGTGCGGCTCTGGTGAGAGTGGACATGATCCCTGCGCGTCTGCGCGTAACTGCTTGGGGACTGAAGTCTCTTTTTTTTGCCGATTGAGCGCTGTACGTGGCTGTCCGAATCTTTCGGACGGGCACGGAGAAGGGGTCAGGAGAGGGAGGGTCGATGGAACAATCTGCTCTGTTTCATGAGGACATCTACGACGCAATCCGCGCGGTGATCGTTGTCGCTGGCGGCTACAAGAAGGTCGGCCCGCTGTTGCGGCCGACGAAGGAGGACGATGCCGCCGCAAACTGGCTGCGAGACTGCCTGAATCCTGATCGCCGCGAAAAGCTGGATCCGGATGACATGGCCGTCCTTCGCAAGCTGGGGCGCACAGTCGGTTGTCACGCCATCATCAACTTCGAGGCCATGAAGGCCAACTACGGCGCGCCGCCGCCGCTGGACAACGAGCAGCAGGCGAAGCGGCTGGTCGACGCTCTGGAGCAACTGCAGGCGAATCAGGAACAGACTTTCAGGCGCCTCGCGGATCTGCTTGCGGAGCAGCCGGGCCTTCTGCGGGCAGTGGTGCGGTGATGGCGACCGACTGCACGATCAGCTTCGATCTCGACCCGCTGCGCGATTCAATGGCCCGCCTCAGCCGGCTGCTGCAGGAACGGCCGGATCTGACGGCCGCGTTCTCTGCCGAGTTCCGGTCGCCGGCTGACCTGGTCCAGTCGAAGCCACTGCGGCCCGGCCTCATGTGTGCGATGCCGTCGTACGCATTCGGCGAGTTCCTGGCGCGCAATGGAGCGGTGCGGCGATGAATGCTCCCGGTCAGCTACGGACCGCACGCGGGCGGCGCGCACAGCAGCAGCGACGCGCGACGGCATTGCCCGATTTCGCCGTTCGCAATATCGCGAGGGCCGTAGTTGACGAGCTCGAGCGGCGGCGAAGCGAGCGGCAGGCGGAGTCTATAAGAGCTCTTCGGGCCGAAATGGGTGATCTGTTGAAAGTTCCAGCCGGATCGCCAGAACGGTGTTCGACGGATCCGTGCCCATGATGTGGACCCTGTCGACCACCCGGAATGCAACCTGGAGTTGCTCTCCGAAGATAACGGCGTCACCCAAGGCCATGATGGGCAAAACGGTCGGGACCGTTCGCCCGACCAGGCCGACGGACTGTGCGACGACTTTCGCGCGGTCACTGAAGAAGAAGTGCACTCCGGACAGCGGTTTCGAGGTATCCATCGTTCATCCCCCCTGTGTGGTTGGGTTGGTTGTGTTGGAGCGGTCACGCTATCACGCAGCGGGGGGTGACCCGAGGCATGCCCGCCACCGATGACCCGCCGCCGGATCGACTTCGCCGAGTTGGCCCGACGGCTGCTCGAGGATGCGGACCATTTGGTGCCGCTATGGCTCAAAGGCGGGCGCAAGCAGGGGCACGAGTGGAAGTGCGGAGATCTCACCGGCGAGCCGGGCGATAGCTGCAGCGTCAACCTGCGCACCGGCGCCTGGGCCGACTTCGCGACCGGCGACAAGGGTGGCGATTTGGTGTCGCTGTATGCGGCGATCGAGCGCCTAAAGCCCCTCGAGGCTGCGAAGCGGCTGATCGAGGAACTGCGGCTGGGCGACATCTCGCCGCCGACCGCCGCGGCCGGATTGCGCAAGCAGGCGGCGACCGACAAGGCTGCACGCACGCCCTGGATACCGGTGCTGCCGGTACCGGACAGTGCACCAGCTCCGCCGAAGGCTCATCCGCACCGAGGCCTGCCGGAGCACGTGTGGACGTACCGTGACCGACAGGGCGATCTGCTCGGCCAGGTCTATCGGTTCCGCACCTCGGACGGCGGCAAGGAGGTGCTGCCGCTCGTCTGGGCCCGCCACGGCGCCAACGGCCGCGAGATGTGGCGGTGGATGACCTGGACCGCCCCGCGGCCGCTGTACGGCCTGGATCGGTTGGTCGACGGGCGCCCTGTTCTGGTGGTCGAGGGCGAGAAGTGCGCGGATGCCGCGCACGAGCTGCTCGCCGCCGACTTCGACGTCGTGTCCTGGCCAGGCGGCGGGAAGGCGACCGATAAGGCCGACTGGTCGGCGCTGGCCGGCCGCCAGGTGTGGATCTGGCCGGACTGCGACGCGAAGGTCTACCCGGAGAAGCACGAACGCGGCGGCGAGCTGATGCCCGAGGCGCAGCAACCCGGCGTGAAGGCCGCAGAATCGATCGCCACGGCGCTGCAGGGCATCGCCGAGGCCGTCTACCTCGTCCGCATCCCCGAGCCCGGCCAGCGGCCTGATGGCTGGGATGTGGCCGATGCGATCGCCGAGGGCTACACGCGCGAGCAGCTCCTGATCGTCATCAACCAGGTGCGGCGGCCGGCGGCCGAGGCGAAGCCGCCGGAGTCCCCGGTTCGTTCGCCCGCGCAGCTTCATTCGATCGAAGGCGGAAAGGACAAGCGCAGACAGCAGGCGAAGGTCGCCGCGCCCGAAGACGGACAGGACCCATGGCGCAAGGATCTGCTGCGGCGCCGAGGCGAGATGGTGCCGTGCCTGGCCAACGTCGTGCGGATCTTCAGTCGCGACCCGAAGTGGTCGGGCGTCGCTGGGTACGACGAGTTCACGAGCTGCTGCGTGAAGCTGAAGCCGCTGCCGGCCGGTGGCGGGATCGAAATGCCCGAGAACGGTGTTGGCCAGGAATGGACCGACATCGACACCAGCTATGCGACCGTCTGGCTCACGAACGTCTATGGGCTGACTCCTGCGAAGCAGACGGTCGATGAGGCGATCGAGGTCGTGGCGCGGATGCGCTCGTTCCACCCCGTGCGCAGCTATCTGCAGGGCCTGAAGTGGGATGGCACGCCGCGGCTCACAGAATGGCTCGCGGACTACTTCGGCGTCGCGAAGACTGAGTACTCGATGCGGGTGGCCCAGTGGTTTCTGATGGGCATGGTCGCCCGCGTCATGCAACCCGGGGTGAAGTTCGACTACTGCTTGGTGCTCGAGGGCACGCAGGGGCGCTTCAAGTCCACCGGCCTGCGCGTGCTGGCCGACCCCTGGTTCAGCGATACCGAGCTGGATCTGACGAACAAGGATGCGCTGCTGGCCATCCGGGGCAAGTGGCTGCACGAATTCCAGGAGCTCGGCTCGCTCGCCCGCATCGAGGAGCGGCGCCAGAAGTCCTTCCTCTCACGGCAGGTCGATCAGTACCGACCGCCCTATGGGCGCCGGGAGATCATCGTGCCCCGGCAGGGGGCCTTCGCCGGCACCACGAACGAGTGGCAGTGGAACAAGGATCCGACGGGGGGCCGGCGATTCTGGCCCGCGGAGTGCGCTTGCGACGTGGACTTCGGTGGCCTGCGCAGCGTGCGTGACCAGCTCTTTGCCGAGGCGTCCGCCGCGTACTGCGCCGGAGAACGCTACTGGCCGACGCCGGAGGAGCAGAAGAAGCTGTTCGATCCGGAGCAGCTCGCGCGGCAGGCCGAGGACGCCTTCGAGGAGCCGATCCACGATTGGCTCGAGTCCCGCAAGAGCGAGTATTTCTCGCTGCATGACGTGCTCGCTGACCCGCTGAAGCTCGATGCCGGCCGAATGACGCGAGATGTGATGACGCGGGTGGGGCAGATCCTCAAGCGGCTAGGCTGCACCCGAATCGAGCGGCGCAATGGCGTGCAGCGGTTCGTCTACAGGGTGCCGCCCTGGTCGGGCTACTACAAGACGAATCCGCAGGCCGCAGGCCCGAGGAGCAATGATGGTCCGATGCCCATCTGAGCGCCCGGCGTCGGTCTGGTGGAGGCGAGTGACAGGGATGGGGCCGGGGTCCGGACCCGAAAAGTCACCGCGTTCACCGGGCGGGGTTCCATACCTTCCATACCTCCGGCCGAAGGTATGGAAGCCGGAGAGCCGCTACTGGCGCGCCTCTTCCATACCTTCCATACCTTCCATACCTCTCCCGCGGGCGCGGGCGCCGGCGCGCGTAGGCGCGTGCGGGGGCGCGCGGGCAGGTGCGCGTGTGTGATCGCGCGCGCAGGGGCAATTTAGGTATGGAAGGTATGGAAGGTATGGAAGAACAAGCACTGGTGCGGGTTTCGGGGCTCCATACCTCGGCGACCAGGTATGGAAGGTATGGAACATGAGCGAACAGCGAAGCGAGCAGAAGAGCGGCGGGATGCGCGAGGCGATGCCGGAAACCGCTGCGTTCGTCGACATGCTGCGTGACGTCTTCGGCGCCGACCAGGTCGATCCGTCGATCCGGGCGGGCATGCGCGGCGAGCCCGGCTGGTTTCATGCGGTCGAAAACGGGCACGAGCTCGGCACGCCGATCGACGGAGTGAGCGATGAACAGTGACGTGCTGATCGCAGCCTCGCGCTACGAGGGCAACGGGATGTTCCCGGACATCGAGACGGCTCTGCGATTCGGACTGCGACACGGCGCCCAGGCGCTCTTTCGCGACACGCTGGGGCGTCTGCAGGCGACCGGTGGCCGCTCCGAGGCACTGACGCCGGATGAGAAGACGGCGCAGGCCGGGCTGATCCTGCGCCGGCTGGAGACGCTGACGTCGCTCGACCAGGCGCTGCTGACGCTGAGGTATTCGCTCCGCCAGCGACCCTGCAACTGCCGTCGCGCGTGTTGCAGCGGATGGGCGGTCGATGCGGGCTGGGACCGCGCGCGTGTGTACCTGGTCGAAGCGTCGATGGAGGCCTTTTCCGGCCGCATCATCCACTACCGCCTGCGCGATGGTCTGGTGCGCAAGTGGGCAGGCCAGAAGATCAACGTCGGCGAGCTGGCCGACGCCTGCGGTGTGCATCGCCAGACGGTGGGTATTCACGGCAAGGTGATGAAGGATTGGCTGGGTGGCAAGGCCCGCCTGGCCGTGGCGCGCGCCGAGGGGCTGCTGAGGGGCGAAGTGCCGATGCTGGCCGTGTCGGAAGCAACGACCAGTTGACAGATTCGACAAACGCGTCGAAAATCCACCCCCATTCGTATACGCGTACTCAGTGCGCCCACAAAGCCCGCAGGCCGCCGCCGAGCGGGCTTTGTCGTTTTCTGCGGCGTGGAGCAGCGGCAGCTCGGCGGGCTCATAACCCGTAGGTCGGTGGTTCAAGTCCATCCGCCGCAACCGGTGTCTCCTCCTCCTTGTCCGGTGGATTGGGCATCGCCTCGTGTGCGGGGCGAGGCCGTTTTCTTCGGCTGGAGCGAGGGTGGCCGGATGAAGTTCGAGGTCAAGGGCAGCCTGATGCCGATCGTGTCCGGCCTGGACATGATGGGCAAGCAGGAGCGGTTCGCGACCGCCCGGGCACTCACCGAGGTGGTCAGTCGGGCCCGGGACAGCAACCGCCGGGCGCTGACGGCCGCATTCGATCGGCCGACGCCCTACACGCTGAACAGCCTCTACATCACGCCGGCCACGCCCAGCCGTCTGCAGGCCAGCGTCTGGCTCAAGGAGGATACCGGCAAGGGCACGCCGGCCTGGAAGTATCTCGGGCCCCAGATCGAGGGCGGCGAGCGGCGCGTCAAGCGCATGGAGTCTGCGCTGCGACGGGTCGGTGTGATGTACGCCGATCAGTATGTGGCACCTGGTGCAGCGTGTCCGCGTGACCAGTACGGGAACATCCCGGCATCGTTCGTCACGCATCTGCTCGCCTACTTCCAGGCCATGGGCGAGCAGGGCTACAAGGGGAACATGACGCTTCGCAAGCGCGAGGCGTTGGCCAAGGACAAGCGGGGCAGCAAGGGCTTCGCCTACTTCGCGCTTCGAGCGCGCCGCAACAACCTGGCGCCGGGCATCTACCGACGCATCACGTTCGCGCATGGCTCGGCCGTGCAGCCCGTCCTCATGTTCGTGCGCAAGCCGAGCTATCGGCAACGCTGGGACTTCTATGGCATCGCCGAGCGGGAGGCCCAGCAGTTCCCCGAGATCCATGCTCGGATGTACCGCGAGGCGCTGGCCTCCGCCCGATGAACACTTACCTGAGAGCGCTGGCTGACCCCGTCCGTGCCGCGTCACATCGTGTCGCACGGACGGGGTCAGCCAGCGC